AACGGCTGGCAGATTCCACGATGCCAGTTCCTATACCAGTTCCGCAGATAGATAGATAGATAGATAGATAGATAGATGCAAAGTCTAGATAGTTAGATAGTTAGATAGATAGTGTGTGAGATATTCCACACACTTACATACCGGATAGTGTAGTAGAATAGTATTGTATGAAAGGTAGGGTAGTTATGGATTGTAATATTGGAATGTCCAAAATGATGGATGTGTTATCTAAGCTCGGTTATTCTGTACCAGCTTTCAAAATGGTAGATAATACCGTTTACGTATCTAGATTAGTAGATGGTATTGAATACCCTACGCCTACGCTGGTAAACGATACTCTGATGGATGGATTTATGCGTGGTGAAATCCAGGATAACTCACATAGCGTTTCATACGATTTGGGAGGTACGAATCTCAGCGTAGAATTTGCAACGATATGTGGATTCAAAGGTAAACCTATAGAATGGCAAATTACCATCGTTTGCAATGTGGAATGGATGCCTAAACCTACGCAAATTGTACCGTTTGATAGGTTTGCGATATGTCAAGCTTATTTCTGGTACCTCACACACTATTACGATGGTATGTGGAGTAATGAATACAAACGGCTATGCAAAATGCAGACATACTACAAACCTGCAGCATCTGAACGGATGCCAAATTCACCAGAATCTGCAACGATATACAATCAGCTGGAAATCCGTAATGGATACAAACCTACTGGATGGATGGTGCTGTCAGACGATGATAGCTGTGACGATATCGTGATTTGGGATGATGCAGATTAGTGTGGAATATCTCACACTATACAATACCGGATTGTGTAGTAAACTAGTATTGAAAGGTAGGGTAGTTAGATGATTCACGTATCGGGTTTGTTATTCATCCAGCACAATGACAATTTTGGGATTGTGTACGATACTGTACGCAAAATGGCAGTATCTCAGATTCCATTTCAGACATACGATGAATGCCAGCGTAGGATTCACACGTGTGGAATATCGGTAGATGAATACCATCACAAAGTAATATGCAAAGCTTTCACCGACAATCGTTATTTGAATATTATGGAAATGAAAGCTCTTAAAACCTTTATATCGATGGTACGTAATACGTCAGATAAATAATTGGTGCTGTAGGGTATCTGCTAAGTGTGGATACCCTACCAGATGAAAGGTAGGTAGGTATGGATTACACAATGCACACATCTACGAAATGCTGGATAACAATTCCAGGCATTCTATTAGATGCAGATATGAATATAGATGCGCTTTATGAAATGCTACGTGGTAGCGAAGAAATACCAGATATCACACTGGTGATTACATCATCTGATAATGTACCAGAAACAATGACATTCAAAGGTGCTGCAGGATTAATCGGATGTTACGAATTCATAAAGTCTAATATGCACCATCAGCTCAGACTAAAGGTACAGGAAATAACACACATCAAAGCTTTGCTGGAATACACAAAGGAAAGGTAGGTAGGTATGAGATTAGATATCCACGTGGCATCGTCTGCATCTGATTACGCTTCGAATCGTGGCGTACGCATATTCAGCGAATATAAGAGCTTGACTGAATTTGAATCAGCGAATAACGAGATGCCATTCTATTCTAGATTAGCAAATGACGGAAATCATATCGTAGTAATTCAGCGTGACGGATGGAATGCTAGTGTATTAGGTAGGTTTGATGTCAAGCGTATGCGTACCCGTAATTACCTAAAGCTTTACCCTATCAAAGGTGACGCATACGCTCACGTGAAGGTCACCAGCATACGTATTCAGGAAAGGTAGGTAGATTATGGTAATAGGCAATTTGACGCGCAGGGAACGAGTATTTGACATACTCGCAGACATCAGGGATTTACATACAATCCAGGATAAAGATAAACGTATTCAACAGCTGGAATCTATCGCTGAAAGTATCGGTGAGCTTAGAGAAAAACGTGCATACGAAGCGTGTAGGGTACGGAATCTAGCTGAGGTATGGCGTAACGATTATAAAGCTGGAGTAGGCTATACCATCGCGGAAGATATCGATAATCTGTATTACTTTATGGAACAATCGTTATTGAGTAAAACAATCAGGTAGTAGGTAGATATGACACACAATACAGATGAACAAATCCTAAACGATACTAAACAGGAAGCTATACGCCAAGTCAAAATATCGTTTGCGGATAGGTATAGGGTGGAATACGTCACGTCAAAATGGGGAGTTAACAGCTACACAAGTATTACCCTAGCGGATGCCATCAATTACATCAATAAAGCAAAGCTAGTAAAGGTAGATAGCGGAGACATCTATTTGGATAATGCATCCATCATGTCACGAGATGTATCCTGATGTGCAATATCTCACACATCACATTACTGTATTGTGTAGTAGACTAGGTACGAAAGGTAGGTAGGTATGTCAGATTATAACGGCTGGAAGAATTACGAAACGTGGAATGTAAACCTTTGGTTTGGTGACGATATGACAGGGATGGCAGCAGATAACGGTAAAGCTATCGATGCAGACTGGTGTAGGGAAATCGTCGAAGAATACCTACAGAATTCCGTAGGTAATGTATTCCAGGGTTTCATCGGTGACATAGTCCAATCATTCTTAGGTAGCGTAGATTGGCGTGAAATCGCAAAGCACGTAAACGATGATGCGGAATTGTCCGACGATACAGACGATACAGACGAAGAAAGCGAATAGGTATGAATCTCAGTATAGAAATGACAGATACGTTTGGTGACGTACCAAATTACAGCTGGGTTATCCGTAAGACTGTAAAGCATACGGGTAAAGCTTCGGATGCTGCGATTGTACGCAAAGTCAAACGTACATTAGGCGTCACGTACACACACAATTACTGTAGCTGGAATGGTGACACGTTTACCATCGAATTCCCTAAAGGTACCAACATCATTATTTCCGCTACAGTCTGCGACGATGCAGAGATTCAGGAGTAGGCAGGTATGACAAAGGACGAAATGTTTCAGGCAGTTAGCGAGCAGGAAGATGCATTCTTTAATGAGCTTCAAGCTATGCGAGCTAAGTATCCAGGATTCTATGTCGAAGCTTGGATGCCTACAGACATCATCATTCAGGCAGATGGACGATACGAAGCTAAGGATGCACAACAGCTGGAAGACTTTTGCTGTAATGTCGTTGGATGCATTAAGCATGATGCCAATACAGGTACATCGTGGCATACCTTGGAATCTGCTATCGATATAGCGATTAGAGACTATTCGTAGGTTTACATCCCAGTACAGATGGGTATTTATGCAGTGTGAAAGGTAGTAGGTAGGTATGTATACACTTATTGTAGCCAACGTAGGAAAAATCGGTGAGTATGCGTCACGCAAATTAGCAAAGGATGCGTACAAATCGTACGTCGATTTATCGACATCAGGGTATGGCAGGGTAGCTGGTGAATCGGTTTACTTGTTTGAGAATGACGAAATCATCGAAGAACATATGGGTACGAGATACGAACAAGAAAGCGAGTAGGTAGGTAGCTATGGTAATCAGAATTGAATCGGTCGATATCGACCAAATCTCAGCGTCAGATATGTTAGAGCAGGTAGCTGTATGTGAAAGGGAAGGTATCACATTCAAGCTCTATCATGCATTCGTAGACGATAGTAAACACCAGGTGATGGAATTGCCTAATACCATAGGCGTTTACTCTGGTGGCGATACGGTATGGAATGAATCTATCGATAATGTAGCCGATGCCATCTATGCACAATATGGAATCAAACGGCATTCAGTCCAGCTTGACGATATCCGTTTGATGTTTTGGAAACATATCCTTGACATCGATAGCGTGAGCGTAGGATTAATCAATCCGCTCACGTGTACCCGACATATCGAAATATCTGTATACGGTAATGGTGACATCCACAATTACGGAATGTTTGAATTCGATAAGAATGGGAATTTGGAAAGTGTTACATTCCGATACGGTAGAGATGGTGCGCAGCGAATCATTCATGAGATTGAGTTAGCTGGTGCATTCTCACGCAAGGATTTGAATGAATACGTAGTCAATCGTTTGGTGGCAGCGGTAGGCTGCTGATACGTTTACATATGCCTGTATCATTTCAGGTACAGGCATTCATTCCCTAAGGTAGGTAGGTATGTTTAATCAAAAGTTATTCGACGCTGAATTGGAGCGTATTCGACAGCTGTTCCCAGAATGCCATATTGAAGCATTTTCACCAGATGAATACAAGATAGCTGATGCCACACTCCAGGATACGGATGCACGAAAGGTAGCAGAGTATCTGTACACACATACGGATAGTGTGCATATGTGGCAGATGGTACACAAAGCTATTGAGTATGCGAAGAATGTTAGGGGATTGTATTCATGAAACAGACTGGAAGCTTTGTTTGCTTTCTTGGATGGGCTACTCTCTTTGCAGGGTATGTACCTCTAGCCCTTGGTTTATTAGTAATCGGATTCACCCTTGTCTTTTCAAGCAAGCGGTGAGTCCGGTTTCTCTTTTTGAAACCAGTTCTGATACCAGTTCGATGGAAAGGAATAGATAGATAGATAGATGGCACAAATCAAGCAGGGACGTAAGCCTGTATTCGGTAGAGGTAACTATGCACACGTAACCCAGTTACGTTGGGGAAGCATTACCAGATACTTTGAAAGCAAAGAAGAAGCTATACAGGAAGCGCGAGGTATCCAATACAACATGATGAAGCAACGGATGACAGGCAGGGTACACGTACTAGTCAGTCAGTTCCGTAGGCAGGTTAGTCACCATTGGACTAAGAAGGATATCATCACATTCTTGAATGGAGACTTCGGATGGACAACGATATATGACGTATCCATCACAGGCGGTAAGGTTACAAAGTTCATAGATAAGGTGAACCAAAAGCGTAACTATGCAACGATTGAAGAGTTCACCACACCTATCGTGAATCCTACTCCACCTATGAAGAATGGGTTAGAGATTATCCAAAACAACGAGAGTCTCTTTGAATTGTGTAAACGTGCGCCAACACCTACCGCATTCAAGATGGCACTTAGGAAGATAGATATGCTCAAAGCTCCCATTACAGCAAGTGTAGCGCAATACGTTTGGAGGGTTACACATGAGGATTAAGCCTGAGGCAGCACTACAAAAACAAGTAGTAGATACCTTGATGGTGCTAGGTTACAAAGTCTTTGAAACAGGGAAGACTAGGACTAAGGTCAGATGCACTAAATGTGGTGCGTACAGTTATGCGACAGGCTATCAGGGTAATACTCCAGGGCTACCAGACTTATACATACACTCGTCACACCATCTTTGGGGAAGTAAGGCAGTAGCCATCGAGCTGAAGGCTGCGAAAGGGAAAACATCTGAGGTACAGCAAGAGATAGCAGATGCTGGGTATACGACAATCTGTCGGTCTATCGAAGAGGTTCTATCGGTCATATCTAGGGTTGAGGCAGACCTTAACAACTGGACAGCCGTAGACAAGATTACAAGATTTATGGAGGCAAACTTTGGGCTATTTGAAACCAAGTATTGATTGTTGGGACTACCTGTTCCAGAAGACAGGTTCAGACTACGTATGGGTCAATATGGAGACCATAGAGGGTATCAATCTCATACAAGAGTCAGAGAAGGATGGATGGAGATATGCAGTTATCTTCGATAATGAAGTAACGCAAAACGGCATCGAGTACAACACCCGTATACAACTTCGCTCCCTGATGAATCGATACCGATTCTTTGAATATAACGGACGCAAGGTACAGGCATTAGGCTGCAAGGGAACACTATGCACCTGCCCTACAGATGCACCAGAAGGCAGACTTACACCAGACTTTGGTGGGTTTGTCTATCGTGTAGCAAAGGTTAGCGATGGCAAGCTTGGATGCGTCCATAGACTAATCAACGGTAAAGCACACCAAGTAGTATCAGCTGATATCGAACACGCATTAGGTGTTATCAAGGAAACGAGTGATAACCCTGAGGAAGCTATGCTCAACCCAGCGATGCTACTTGAGTACATTCCAGTCACCAAGATTTATTCACAAGCTGACTACCTCATACTCCAGGATACTGAATCACCATTCAACCTCAACGAAATCTCAGGACTCTACCCTGATGATGATGAAGAGGAACTACTTTTGGCTAAGATTGATTATTGACAATACAGTATTCTTGTAGTACACTTTCTACGTAAGGGAGAAAACCTATGTTTCAATCAGATTCGTTGTCTAGTATTGCACCTGACCTTGTAAAGGTTCAGGCTGGCATTAATGGTGTTGCACGTGATGGCAACAACCCTATTTTCCGTAGTAAATACATCACACTTGATGGCATCTTGCTGGCTGTACGTCCTGTCCTTAGCCAGTTCAATATCTTCCTCAGTCAATCAACCAATGAGAAGATTAATGAGGAAGGTGTAGTCACATCCATTACTGTACGTAGCACCCTACTTCACGCTAGTGGTGAATGGATTGCAAACGAAGTAACCGTACCAGTAAACCCAGCAGTTGACCGTAACGGAAAAGTACAGTTAGTAGACGCTCACCGGGTTGGTTCGTCCATCACATACGGACGTCGATATAGTCTGTCGAGCTTGCTTGCTATCGGTGAAGATGATGACGATGGCAACACCGCTAGTGGTTACCAGAATCAGAATCAGGCTCCACAAAAACCTTTGCAACAGCCGCAGGCTCCACAACAGCAAACACATATAGCACCTTCTTCACCAATAGTAGTAGTTACACCTCTACAGCGATTCAACAGTCAGGTAGATAGGTTGTATGGCAAGGATACGTCCAAGGAAGACCGTAAGGGTATTCATAACGCTATCGCAGGGTCAGGTAAAGAGGTAAAGATTACGTCTGATTCTCTTACACACGTAGCTGACTGCTTGATGGAGTGTAAAGACCAGGCTGATGCAGACGAGTTTATCACTGGATGCATGAAGGCATCCGAATAGAAAGGTAGGTAGGTATGGCTATTATTGAGATTGATGGTGACCTGTTCGACGATGAGACAGGCGAGTATGCGGGACCAACGGGGAGAGACCTCCCCTCAATCCTTGAAGGTGAAGAAGACCTCCTCAAGTATATGAGAATCTTGCTTGATGCTGAGACACGTGCTGCAGCTGAAGAGATGAAGTACAAGTCTGTCTTAGAGAACATCAACAAGATGGTAAAACGACATAAGTCTAAGGTCGGTTATCTTCGTGCTATGTATGAAGGTCAAGCTGCAAAGGTAGCAAACACACTCCTTCCTAGGGATAAGGAAGGTAACCTTCGCAGTAAGACGTACCGTTGTCCATTTGGGACTATCGGTCAACGTACGACACAACCTAGCCTGAAGATTAGCGATATGGCACGTGCTATCAACTTCATTCAAGAATCAGCACCTCAGGCTATCAAGACAGAACAAAAGGTTCTTGTATCTTCGATTCCTGACGAGATAAAGCACAAGCTCCTTACAGACGTTGATATCGCAGAGCAATTTGGCTTTGAAGTGAACCCCGGTGGAGAGAGCATCACCATCAAGACTATAACGGAGACTAAAGATGAGACGAAGTGAGCTGGAGTTAGTGCTTGAAGGATTAGTAAACCTTAGAGCAAAGGCACACTACCTACAGGTCAATACAGAGTTGAAGACAGGTCAACCTCAATACCCTATCGCTGGAGTGCTAGAGAAGCTTGACCAGGCTGTCAATCTATTGACCAAGGAAGTACACGCCGTACAAGGTAGGAAGCCTAGGACTATGACAGAAAAGTTCAATAGCTTTGTAGGTAGCCTAAAATGAGTGAAGTGGTACATATTGGTAGCCTTACCGATTCTGTATCCATAAGTGAAACAGGGTTGTCCGTTGTCAAGGAGTTGTCCTTCGACCAATGGTCAACCCTTATGGGTACGTTGAGTCGTATGGATACGGCGTTTCAGTTCGCCCTTGGCGATGCTCTCCTCTATGGGGAGAGCAGATATGGTGAACGATACTCTCAAGCAGTTGATGTTACAGGACAGTCGTATCAAAGCCTAGCCAACTACGTATGGGTAGCGAAGGCTGTTGATAAGGATAGGCGTGTACCAGGGCTATCTTGGACACATCATAGAGTAGTAGCCAAGCTTGACCCTGAAAAACAAACAGAGCTTCTTACGATTGCAAGGAAAAACGATTGGACTATCACTACCTTAATGGAAGAGGTACGTGGTGAACCATTACCTAAGGCTAACTCTGAACAGGTATCTGTACCTAAAGGTATGTCAGTCAGGGATGCTAACGCTGTACTACATCAGGCAGCGAACTGTCAGTCGTTGTGTTCTACGTGTCCATTCAACAAGGGAGAAGAATGAGATATCTAAGTGTTTGTAGTGGCATCGAGGCAGCTAGTGTAGCGTGGGAGCCTCTAGGGTGGACACCTGTAGGGTTCTCTGAGATAGAACCATTCCCCTGTAAGGTATTGCAGCATCACTATCCCCAAGTAAAGAACTATGGGGACATGACCAAATATAAGGAGTGGGATATAGATGGAGATTCAGTTGACCTTCTGGTTGGAGGAACCCCCTGTCAAGCATTCAGCGTTGCAGGACTCAGAAAAGGACTTGAAGACCCAAGGGGAAACCTCAGCCTCACTTTCGTTGGAATGGTTGACCACTTTAAGCCAGAATGGGTTGTCTGGGAAAATGTCCCCGGTGTACTGTCAAGCTCAGGAGGACGGGACTTTGGTTCCTTCATCGGGGCGATGGCAAGTATCGGGTATGGGTTCGCTTGGAGGTGTCTTGACGCTCAATTCTACGGCGTCCCGCAAAGACGTCGTAGAGTCTTCCTTGTCGGACATTCTTCTGGAGACAGCAGACGTGCCGGAGAAGTACTATTTGAGCCAGAGAGCTTGTCAGGGAATCATAGCGAGAGCAAACAGGCGGGGAAAAGCATTGCCGAAGGCACTATCACAGGCACTGTATCTTCAAAGTGGGCTAAAGGTTCCGGAGGGCCAGCCGGAGACGAGTGTTACAACTTAGTACCTGTCCTGTGTCAAAACAATCAGACAGATGCCAGGTTGAAGGAAGAACCTAACACAAGTCAAACAGTACTCGCACGTTGGGGTACAGGTGGAGGTAACACTCCAATAGTGCAGCACACAACTAGAGTACGAAGGCTTACACCAACTGAGGTAGAACGACTCCAAGGATTCCCTGATGGGTATACAGACATAAGACCTAACGACAGGTATACGCCAGACGGTCCACGCTACAAGTCATTAGGCAATTCTATGGCTGTCCCTTGTATGAGATACATAGGCGAACGGATACAAGGTGTATCTAATCGTATGTGATATAGTCCTATTCCCTGAAGCACATTAGCTGATGGGAATATTTGGTTTATAGGTAGGTAACATGATTACAATATTTAACGGCAGGACACGTAGTTTACGTACGTCCGAACAAAGCTCTTTCGTGCAACTTGAACACCGCATACTCCAGCATATGAATAAGTTCACATCAAGTGAGTGGATGGTGTTCTGCGCTATCTCACTACACGCAGACCAAGAAGGTGTATGCTTCCCATCTATCCCTAGACTAATGAAGTCAACAGGCTTATCAGCACCTACGATTCGTGCTGCAATCGCAGGGCTAGAGACCAAGGAGATTGAAGGATGTAAGGTTGTATCACGTCGCATGAGGTTCCAAGAAGGACGTCAAACAAGTAACGAATACATCATCCTTCCCGGCTATCAGGGGGAAAGTATTTTGGAGGGGGAGGGTAAAGAATCTTATAGGGGGGAGGGTAAAGAAATTAGTACCCCTATTAACAAGAATCAATTAGAACAAGAACCAATTAACAATAACAAGAATCAATTAGAACGAGAACCCATTAACAATAATCAATTACAAATCACACACTCTGAGGCTAAGACTCCAAAGAAACGTAAGACTACAGCACTACCAAAGAGTGATGACCCAGCACGAGAGCTTTACGAATCATTCAGGCTATGGAAGTATCCATCACTACAGGCATCTGACTTCAACATCACTGAATGGAAGTCCGTCTACTTTGTCCTTTACCAGATGGTGGCAAAGGGTATTAGTGGGGAGACCCTGGTGAATGCTTGCCAGAACCTTACCAACAAATGGGGTAACGCTGATATGGTCACAATCAACTCTCTATGGAAACACTGGTCAACAGCAACGCAACTTACCGCAACCATTGGAACACCTCTAAAGAAAGCTACGACGAGAGACCACGCAACATCAGCTGAGGATGTCATGAAGTTTGTTAGGGGTATGTCTTGACAGTACGGTGTATTATGGTAAAGTACTTCACATAGGAGGTGGGTATGGCAGATGTTACGATGGCAGACCAGTTTGAATGGGCATTCCCAAAGGAATGGATAACGGTCATTGAGATGGAAGATGACGAATCAAGCTTGGATGTCAAATACGAAGTCGTTGATACTACAAAGGTATTAGAGATTGCAGCATTACTTTATGCTGGTGGGAGCGTCCCATATGAGTTGCTTTCTGAAAGAATCTTATGGGTCACAAAACTGAAGGATGCTATGCAACCTGATGGCGATGAACCACTCACACTTGAAGAGACCCTTGAAGGAGTGACGTATTGGGTCAACGAAGAGTTGAACGCAACGATGGAATCATATGCGGAAGAGAAGCTCGCTGGATACAAAGACGGTTCGGAATGGGAGAACTACTATGACTGATAAGGCGTTTGGTACGGTCGCTGGCATACTGAGTGCTATGCCAGCACAACAGCGGTGGGATGATGGCGTTGCGGTAGGCTACGCTCTTTCCCTAAAAGATGTAGACGATAAGACGGCTATTGACGTAGTCATCGATATGTTGAAGACTGAGGACTTCCGTCCTAGTCCAGCTGCAATCCTTCGTAGGGTACGTGGTATCCGGTGTGGTGAAACATCCGTCATTCAGATGTTCAACCGCATCTGCCGGTTCCTCTCTGATGTCCATCCTTTGATGCGTACAGAGCGTGAGGTTGAGTGGCTAACAGATGGTGACTTACACCCCTTTGATATCGTTGCAGTCAAGTACATCGGTGGATGGCAGGTAGCAGGGAAGATGGATAGAGATAAGCTCACATCAGCCTTACGTGACTGGACGAAGGATGCAAACGATACAGTCCAGAACCTTGTTCAGATTGATGTCAAGCCTGAAGTAAAGGCAATCTCAGAATGACAGAAGTTGAGAAGCGTGTATCAGAGCTTTCATCACGCAAGAAAGATGGGTACTACCCATTCGACCCTATGGTGGAGATGTCCCTTCTTGGGACTATCCTCCTTGGGGGCAAGAAGGTTCTTGATGATGTAGAGCATATCGTCAACGAGCAGATGTTCTATCGTCCTGGCAACCAAGCTGTTTATTCGTCTATGAAGAGAGTTGTCGCTCAGACTCAAGGTAGTTGCGATATCGTCCTGCTGAATGATGACCTTACTAATCACAACCAGATAGACCTCATAGGTGGGCTAGCGTACCTAATGCAGTTGGGTGATATGGAGTTCACTACATCAACGGCTGTAACGTACGCCAATAAGGTCAAGAGATACCACGAGCTTAGGAACATAGTAGTCAACTCTGAGTACGCTATGCTCAGGGCGCAACAAGGTGAGATTGACCCTGAGGTAATCACCCTAGACTTCGCTAAAGGAACTGAGATAAAGAATGCAACCAACGTAGTATCAAGCGCAGGTGATGTACTACGTGAAAGTATCTTAGGTATCCTAAACGGTCGTAAGAAAGGGATTCCAACAGGCTTTGCTGATATCGATAAGGTAATCAACGGATTCAAGGAAGGTGAACTAATCATCCTTGGTGGCAGACCATCTATGGGTAAGTCATCACTTGGACTACAGTATGCAATCAACGCATCAAGGCAATGCAAGGCGAATGGTGGTGGAGGCGCACTCTTCATTAGCGTAGAGATGTCACAAGACATGATTAGCCAGAGGCTCCTACAGATAATAGGAAACGTAGACGGTCAAGCACTTCACAATAGCTACTTCTCTAAGGGCGAGCGTGACTCTATGGAGGCTACACAACGTGAGGTGGACACATTACCCCTTTACTTCTCAACAGAGACTCCTGTGACCATTCAGAGCATCAGGGCTAAGGCTCGTGATATGCAGCGTAAAGGCACACTATCTATGCTAGTGGTTGACTACCTTCAGATGCTTGATACAGGGAAGGAGACGCAGGGTAGGACACGTGATATTGGAGTACTGAGCAGAGGGTTGAAGTCAATAGCCAAAGAGTTTAGTATCCCAGTCGTAGCTTTATCGTCACTCTCACGTGCAAGTGAACAGCGCAATGACAAGCGACCAATCATGTCAGACCTACGAGAGTCTGGAGATATTGAGTCAGATGCTGACGTGGTACAATTTCTGTATAGACCAGACTATTACGCTGAAGATAGGAATGCTTGGGATGAAGATATGCCTTCCGAGACAGAAGTGATAACAGCGAAAAACCGCAATGGGTCTATTGGAGTATCACGAATCGAGTTCCACAAACGTGTAGCACGTTTCGCTAATATCCCAGAAGGAAGCCTCTAATGGATGTATCAATCCGAACCGGATACAAGCGTGTGTCGAACTGGCAACGACACGTGATTATGACTGTAGCAGACTCTAAGACCAGGGCAGAAGCAGCTGAGAGACTAGGGCTAAAGATACGTACACTTGATGACCTTTTGTATCGTGCATACAAGACGATGGGTTGTCGCAATATCAAGGAAGCAGAAGTCATCCTAGGTAGCAAGGGATTCACAACAAGGAGCGAGTAATGAACATAGTTGCAACCATCATATGTGTTATGTTTTTAGCAGTAGTGTGTTTCTTTTTGGGTATAGGATACGTGATAGACAAGCATATAGAGGAGGGTAAATGATTGGAGTAAGACACATCAGCCAACTGTCTGTATCTGGTAATGCAAGATTAGCTCGTGTAAAGCTTGTTAAACTTATCGACCAGATACCTGAAGATGTTCAGTTACGCATTTGGGATATGCATAAAGACGGAATGAGTAGGCGAAGTATTAGTAATATATTAATTGCAGAGGGTGTGCCATCTCCTAAGATGACCCTACCTTGGGGAGTAAATGCAATTGCTGTAGTCATAGACAAATACAAGGAGAAGGTATGAAGAACTTTACGCAGATATTGGAAGACGCTAAAAGTGGTAAGGCTATTAGGCGTGTTGGGGCTAGATGGTTTGTTCAGATGGTAGACAAGAAGTTGTGTACATACAAACTAAATGGTGCTAACACCAGGGTCTTTGATGGAGTTACAGTTCTGTCATCTTTTGACATATTGTCGAACGACTGGGAAGTAGTGGAATGAAGTTTAGCGAAGTAGTTGACGAGCTTATGGATGGTAAGCGTGTACGTAAAACCAATTGGGATGACATTACTGCTTACTTAAAGTATGACGCAGAATGCAATATGTTTGACTTCTACATGACTACAGACGGGCATATTTACACCACGCAGTCTTACACGTCGCTAGACTTGACATCTAAAGATTTGACATCTGACTTCTGGGAGGTAGTGGAATGAGAGTTTGGATTGTACTAGTAGACCCTATATTCAGTTGTGATTACACCGATATCAAAGGAGTATTTGGGTCTCATCAAGCAGCGTTAGACTACATGAAAAAGCATGAATGTTTATACTTGTGGTCGGATGAAGGAGAGGTAGTGCAATGACACTACACGAAATAACTCCATCCATTGAGAAGGGATTACCATTCAGACGTGTATCCTTCCCTGAGAAACTCTATTACTACTACGACATGAATGACAAGTGGTTCATCCAAGGTAACTCAGAAAATGGATGTGAGATTATCATGTACACACTTGACTTAAAGATTGACGATTTAGTGGCTAATGACTGGGAAGTAGATGAATGGGATAACCATATTGTTGACACCAACAAAAAGGTAGACGCATGAAGTTTGAAGCACAAGTACTAAGACCTAGCGATGACGAGAGTCTTATAATTGAAATGGCAAAAACTGCCTACAAGTTCTTTGAGAAACATCCAAATGAATATGCTACTGATATCTACGCAAAAGGTGATGACGGAATTGTAGGACACGTAGGGAAGATAGTAAACCCAAAGTACGTAACGCTAGTAGACAGCGCAGCATCTATGGTGTCAACCTACAACACTAGGAATCTCATACGGACGGTTATGCTGAAAGATAAATAAACAAGAGTAAGACACCAACATAACGCTGGTGTCTTATTTGTTTATCTTTTCAGGATGATAGACGTATCATCAATAGCAACTGTCAATCCCTGCCAATTAGCAAAGTCACGTACAGACACCATAGACTTACCGCCAAGTATGATTGGTGAACAAGGGATAGCCTTATCATCCCACAATGGAACTAAGTCAAAGGCTAGTCTAGTCTTGACGTCTTCACCATACAACGCCTCAAGCATAGGACGTAGCGCAGCATAAGCTTTACCGTTAGTCAATATAGACTTGATGGAGTCAGAACCTATGACTACATTACGCTCAGATGAAACATCATCAAGCAGGTCAGCCCATCTAGCAAACACAAGACGCCCTAGGTTACGCCCTGTATATAGGTTAGGACGCTCTACAACAGACGTACCATTCCTTGAACCATCAAGGTTACTGTTACCCTCAATGGATGTGAATGAGTTGTCCTTATAGCCAGATACAAGGAATACGTGAACAGCATCATCGCTATCTTCCGCAGCCAATACAAACCCAACATCACCTACATATGGTGTCTTATGTAAGATGCCTAACTTCTTTGCGCGAGCAAGCAATACATCACAGCTGGCTGAACGACCTAGTTGCCAATCAAGCTTAGTCTTGAACTTCCACCTTGCGTGTACAGCACTGAGAAACGAAGCACACCAGAAACTACCTAGAGGGACATTACAGGCTGTATTCCATACGTCGATATGGAAACCTCTATTGCTACCCATAGGCTCTTCTTTAGTACCAACAAAGCCTCTTGCTACCGATATGAACTCTTGTACTGGACTCATTCAAGAACCTCCTCCTCAACTTGCTCCATCTGGTCTGGTCGTAATTCAGACTCAGGATTAATCAACCACTCTTCTTTATCTGAACCAAGTAGGTAATACTGCCACCCTGGAGGATTGCCGTATGTATCGTAGTCGTATTCACCCTTACCGGCTGGTGGGTTATATCTAAGCCGTCCACCTAATATGTTGACTGCACCAACAAAGGCTGCCTCAAAGTTCTTGTCCTCTTCTTCTCTATCATTAGCCGCCTTATACGTTTCAAGGTACGACTGCATCCAAAGGAACATAAGATTCTTGGTAACCAACTTGCTGAGATTCATCTCAGGTGCATCAATACCAATCTCTTTCAACATAGGCTTAGTTACGTTGTCATACCAAGTCTTCAGGTCTTCATCAACATAACCAACAGGCTTGCCCATAAAGTCACGACCAGTGAACATCTCTTTCAATATACTGATAGCAGGAGCGTTTACTAATCGTCCCTCAACGACAGCACCCATCATACTAGCAAACTTCTCACGTGCCTCTTTAGGTGAATCCTTTGGTGACATCTTCAAAGCGTTAGCGAATGCATCACCAAACTCAAGGAACATCATGCTTCCACCGGGAGCTTTGAATACATAGTTGCCAACCTGTATCTTTGTACCGGCAGCAGCAATAGATGTCTTTACCTTGAACTGGTCGAATGGACGATACAAACCAAAGTATGCAAGTAGCGCAAACCACAATGCACGTGCCTTCAATAGCATCTTCCAGTTAGCCCTGAATGCATACGGGTTCAGACTACGTGTTGATGGAATACCATTCAACTCCATCCACTTTTTACCAACATCAGTTTGTCCTAAGAAATATCGTCCTATTGGGTCAGCCATTACACGACTTGCAAGCCAGCGTGGTGCAAACATGACACGACGCATCATGCGACCAATAGCCTTGTCGTATTCCTGTGCGCTAAACTTGATGTCACCATTCATGACATTCAATACGGCTGCCATATCAGATGCCGCTTCTTTGAACCCAGCAGATGATGTGTCGTAACCTAACTCTTCATAAGTAGCCATCGCCTGTGCAAACTTATTGAATTTGACGTAGTCCTTCATCATCGTCATAGCACGTTCAGATGATGCTTTGAGAGGTACGTATCGCTCACCAGACAGAACACCTTGAATATCTGGGTCAACATCCAACTCATCAACATCCATCAAGTCAATCTCAGGAAGAGTTGCGTCTGGATTTGTCTTCCGTAGTTCAGCTAACTTCTCTTCCCTCTTCGCCCTTAGGTCATCTAGGATTCTGTCATATTGTGATGTAGCCAGAGTAAGCCTACTCTGCTTGGCTAGTTCGTAATATTTATTTGAGCGAATCTCATTACCCATAATGTGGACTTGCTCACGACCCTTGAACATCTTCTTGTTGATAGTTCCAACGCCGTTATCAAAACCTAGGTTAGGTGCAAGAGACTTTGGTCCAAGTAACAACGACTTGAAGAACAAGTCAGGTGACTCAATAGGGTTAGCAAGCATCCAGTTCTGGATAAGAGGTGCAGACCAGTCTCCAGCCATTGGGAAGCGACCTAGTGCGTTGATTGCATCAAAGACTTGCATGAACCGACTCTCGTCAATCTTCTGCACAACCTTGATGAATGTACTGTATTCCTTAGGGTCATCAAAGGTAGTCTCAACACCATCCTCATCAGCAAAGGTTATTGGATTCTCAGGTGTTGGGATATCTGAGTCATCAATATCTTTGATAGCAGCATCACTTATAGGACGAAGACTATAGAGAGGAGTACCTCTACCGGTTACATTCTGTACACGTCCCATCGGGTTGTTGACCTGATTAGGTGGCAAGTCACCAAACGGAGACTCAGTTGTTTCGTAGGTCTTATCGATACGATTGTCTAGTGCAACAATACCTGTCTTGATATCCTCAATAGGTGCAAGTGCAGCCTTGTGGACATCGACACCACCAAGTGACTTGTAGTTAGACCGACCAAAGGTTTCTGTATACAACGCACGAATAGCATTTACGTCTTTAGTAATAGCAGAGTGTGCTGCAAATGCCGCAAAGGCTGAATGCTCACCACCACTTGAAACCTCAACTGAATCAAGGATAGTTGAATGGATTGAGTCCAACAAGTCTATGTAACGTAGTGGTATTCCGTTCACATCCTTATGCTTACTCTTAGCCATAAGTGGATGTCCGTCGGTGAGCGGTTTACCCTTTAACTTATACTTTGACTTTGGGGCAGAATCTCTCTTTGCTCTAATCTCTAATAGTGCTTGATAAACCTCGCCATAAGGCTCATATTTATCTTTGGACTCAGTTAAATTAAGTCTTTCAATTAGTTCAATAGCACCATCCAAACCTCTGTCTTGAACAATATCTTTCAAGTGAAATGACATCGGACCATTATGGATAGCAATAATCTGTTCAGGCTTTACATCAGATAACTGCTGTTGGTTATACTTAATCTTTGAAGGGTCTTCCCAGAACTCAACCAAAGGCTTAAGGTTCATATCTTCATATGCCTTGAGTGAAGACTCGTTAGACCAAACAAAGTTTGGCTCTCCGTATGTTTCACCCTTAGCACTAGAAAGACGAATGCCATTCTCAGCAATAGAATCCAGGGCTTCCTTTGACTTAGTGTAATGAACACGTCGAACCATACCCGGTGGTATTGGCTCACTAAGGAAGTGCTTCCCATACTTATGCAAAGCAGTCAAGCGAGAGTCATCAACAGACGCTGTCATCTTTAGATAAGTGAACTGTCTGTCAAGCTCAGACATCAAAGAGTCATAAGCCATCTTTGTCTCAGGGTTAGTATCGTACGAGTTAGCAGGTAGCTTGTCGTAGTTACTTGCAATACCCAATCGACGCTCTTGGTTGTCCTGAGCGTATGTCCAGTCACCGGGTAACTTTATGTCACGTTCCGCAACCGTTGACAGCGAAGACTCTATAACATCTCTTAGCCTTTGGTCGGTAATAGACTGATGTCCGGCTTCATAGATTTCCGGCTTGATGAGGTGAAGTACATTTCTCGCTTCATAGAAGGGGATGGCATAACCTTGCGCCGCTTCGTTTCCGAAATGCCAGACTCTTTCAGTATCTTGGATAGCCTGAACTGGAATGCGTCTCTTAGAGAGTTCGCCGGTAATGTTGCCGACGGCTTTCTCAAAATCGTTGAGGGATTCTTCATATGTCTTACCTCTCTGCTCCACGTTGTGTAGCGTTACAGACTGTCCATCAATACTCTTACGGAGATATGGATACATACGCTTCATAGAAGCATATACGTTGTCTGTTACTGGACCATCAAACTCAAAGGTGACTGATGGCTCTACTGAATAACCACGCTTCTGGTTGTAGCCTATCTCTTCACCAGGGTTTGCCTTTGTGACGAGTAATGCCTCTGAGATGTTGTTACGGATAGCAAAGTCAATAGCCTTACCGATGGTGTCAACCCCAGCATCGTTGATGCCAATTGTTCCATCGATGACTAATACGTCATTTATCTCCATCAACTTGATGTTGCTGTTACCTAAGTCTGAGCGTAGGACATCAGAGTCAACTCGCTGTTGAACAATAGGGGTAACAGACTCACGTGGCACACCACTTCTTGTTGAAGACTCAGCGAAGTCTACAGGTGTACGTGAATCAGGATTGATAGTGGAACTTTGACCGTTGGCTAACGCTCTGTCCGCTTTGTCTGCAAAAGGATTTTTCCGACTGGAGTACAGGACATTACCGCCGGTGTTACCTGCGTCATCGTTATAAGACGCCCGTTTATTACGGCTTTGTGCCTCCAGCGCAGCTGCAAATGGTGCTGCGTCCGCAATATTGGCTTGCAGTTCTGGTAGTGACCGTCGCATCCACTTTTCTGCTGTGAGCTTGCGATTGCCTTGCTTTGTGAATGTGTCACGAGTTCTACCTTCTCCCGCTTTCATTGTACCAATTACGTTGAGCCAGTTTTGTAGACTCAGTGAATCATCACCGTTAGTGGAGACATCAGATAGCAATCCATACTCGTTAGCCTGATTGACGATAGCTAAGAGATTATTAGGGACAATGCCCTCAAGCATACCTGCAGCACGTTCAACATCCTCAGGCTTATTACTTGCAGCCTTGATTGAGTATTCCTTTAGGACGTCATTACTGAATGCCGTAATACGCCCAGTCATACCAGCGTAAGAGTTATCTTCAAGAGCTTTGCTTACAGCGTTATACGGATTATCAAGACCAATGACCTGAATATTACGTGGACCAGATGAACCAGATACAAAGTTCAACAACATCTTGCCAAACTCTGGAGCCATACCAATATCATCAGATAGAGCAATCACATCTCGTGGAGTGACCTCAGTCTGCGTTGATGTTCCATCCTCAGCGTATAACTCAACAGCAACAATAGGCTTATCAAGATTGCGCTTGGAAACGAGTAGTGGTCCAAAAGGATACTTCTTAGTAGAAAGAATCTTTCCACGAACAGGTACACCATTTACATCAATAATGACAGGTGCGTTATCCCACAAAGAGATGCGCTGCCAATCATATGGAACAGCCCACTGAACCTCATACTTACCATTCTCAAGAGGCGTCACAACAGCCGAGGACATCTCTGAATATGCAGAACGCATAAACGTACGCAAGTTATCCCAAAGCTCTGTCATACGAGCCTTGGCTTCAGCACTACCCTGCTTTTGAATGAAAGCATTCTCACCATTCAGGAATGATGCCTTCATACGTGCTGCAAACATCTCTTGCATTTCATATGAGGCTATGCTCTGGTTTGTAGTCGTAGGCTCACGTAGAGTTTTACCAAGTTTGGTTGCTACCTCACGTGCCATATCAACAGGCATATTCTCAAGAATGGCGTGTGACAGTTCTTCTATGATGGTGTTAGGGTCAGCCTGATTCATAGTGATAAACACTACTTGTTGACCTACATCATTATTCTTGTCACGAATATTGACATACGCACCTTCACCTACAAAGACTTCATCAAACGCAGATGAGATATTAGGTGCCTTAGAAAGTACAGCGAATACAGGTGTATTCGTCTGATATCTCTCTCGGATAAGTTTCGACTGTACCTTACGTACAACTTCACGCTTTTGGTCAATCGATAATGCGTCACCAAAGTACATGACACGCTCATCACGTGAGTACGTACCATCAGGGTTGAGTACTAACGCTCTCTTTGATGCTTCCTCATTCAACATAGTAATAATGTTGGTGACACGAGGAACCTCAAACTTCTGATAAAGGCGAGCAATCCTATTCCTTACAAGCTTTTGCTTTGTAGCCTGTTTAGTGTCGGTGTCAAGAATAGGGACTTCATCAATACTGTACTTAGTGAGGCTGCCACTAGTAACTGTAGACGAAAACTCACGCACACCTTGAGCGTACTGTTGTGCAATCAAAAGGTCTCTGTTTACAAATGCACGAATCCACTCGTCGTAATACTTTGATACAGAGTCTGCATATCTATCAACCTCTGATGCTGGCATCTTGACGTTAGCGTCTTTGATTACTTGCTTGAGAATATCCTTGAGTTCGGTGACATTACGTGCCTTGCGGAACACATCATTAATGTCTCCAAGCCCTTCAATAGATGCGGTAATGCGTACAAGAGAATCGTCATCAAGCATCTCAACATCACCTGGCATAGTGACGTCAAGTGCGCTACCTTCTTCGGCTGGGAGAATATCTGCTTCACCTAACAATTCACCTTCAGTGATAATAGATGGCTTAGGCTCTTCAACTACAACAGGTTCAACAGGGGCTGGAGTAGGCTCAGGAGTAACAATAGGAATGTCTACTTCGGCAGCACGTTCCTCTGCTTTACGCAAACGAGCTTCACCAAGCGTCTCTTCCTCAATAGGGTTAATCACTGGTGTAGCACGACGGCGAGTCCTACGACGAGGTGTAGGCGCAGGAGCCTCTGTAGGCGTCACTGGAGGCGTTACTTCAGCAGTTGGCTCAGTTACCTTAGTACGCTTTGTAGGAGTACGTTCTCGTGGCTCAGGTGTAACCTCTGTTTCTTTAGGTGCTGGTGTAGGTTTAGTCTTAGCAGTAGGTGTTGCTGGCTCAGGACGTGGAGCCTCAGCACTCTTTGTGCGACGTGCCTTCTCAGGAGTTGGCTTTGCAGTCGTACCACCATAAGCACGTGTGATAGCAGATTGTTGAACTGTAAACGCAGGAGCCATAGGATTGCTAACACTAACAACCGTTGGACCAAACTGCGTATTACCTACAACGACACCATTATCGACGTCACCAGAAGGAGTTCTAAACTCAACAATAGAACCTACTTCATAGTCTGCATCACTCTTTGAGAATGACTTTGAAAATTCTTTACGTGTATTCTTACTTGCAGCGGACAATCTAGTCTGCGCTGTTCCACCCGGAACACCTTCAGAACGCATCTTATTACGATAACCATTTAGGTTATCTTTGCGTGTCTTAGCATCTGCAACTTGCTCAGGTGTAAGAAGGACTGGATGGTCTTGACCCGTAAAACGCTCTCTATCAGATGCCTTGAAGATAGGGTCATACTTACTTCTATCAACTCTAAACTGCGATGGGTCAACAGCCATAGAAGATGTGTCTAGTATTTCACCCTCAAACTTCGTAGCGACAGAATCTCGTGATAATCCCTCAACAGTATCGTTAGGGACAACCATCATGTCGAAGCCACCAACAGGTGATGGAACCTGCACAACAGAATAATTCTTGTCGATAGCCTTGACTACACGCCCGTAAAGAGGTGTGCCAACTACATCAATACGCCGATTGAAGTCAGTATCAGATGGACCTTCACCATCCTTTGAAGGAACGTAATCAGCTGCTCTACTAAGGTCATACTCATAGTTCTTGAGTTGATAGCCAGTCCTATCACTTGGTGTAATACCACCAGCCTTGAATGCTTCAGCCGCTAGTTTCTGGTTATCACCAAACAACATATCCGTACTGACCAAGTCAAGTCGTGACTCACCAGTCTTCTTATCCGTTGTCTTAACTGTTGCAAGACCATCATGCGTTAGACCAAGGAACGATTGCGCTTCATCACCACGAGTCTGGACTTTACCAAACGTGCTTGCAGCCTTAGCGTACGTTCCAGCAATACTGAATCCCTTCTTAGGAGCCAGTGAACTTACTGCATTCAGTAAGCTCTGACCAACCATAGGGTTGTCAGCACCAACTCTATCTGATTCAACTACAGGTGCATTACTGATAGTCGCAGACATATTCTCTGGGTTGATATTGACTACACGACCACCACCAATAGGGACTACGTTTTCACCTAGTGGATTCCTTGGTGTAGCAGTCGCTGTACGTGCCTCAGCAAATGTAGGAGTAATACCACCAGCAGAAGGAGTAGGTGTTGGAGTTACACCCGGTGTTACACCAGCACTAGGTGTACGAGCAAACGGTGATGGTGCAACAATTGGTTGATAGGCTTCAGGAGTATACGTATCGAAACGCGCATCCAGCCCACGAGTAATAGCCATACCAGCACGTTGTCCTGGTGCATTCAGGAATCTACCAAGCTTATGTTGTCCTTCAAACAATCCACCAAGAGCGGTCTTACCTAGAATCATCCATAGTGGGTCACGCTCTGCTTCAGGTTTTTGGTTGTTCTCTTGAAGTGCCATTGCAAGGTCAGAACTGGCTTCAACACCACGCTCTGCAACATCACTAAGGAACTCACGTCCCGGTGCAGATGCCGCAAAGCCACGACCAAACGTAGCAGCAGTACCAACACCCGGTATACGTTCTAACTGTTGACCAGCCGTTCTAGCACCCTGCATAAATGGAGTAGATGCTAACTTACCAGCAAGTCCTTGAGTAGGAACAGCCGCTGTCGCAAGTGCTTCCCTGCCAGCAGTACCTAGTTTAGTTGCAGCAAGTCCTGACTTTAGACCACCACCAAAACCTGTAGGTAGGGTTGGTCTACCCATCAAAAAGTTGGTAGCGAGTTGTCCTGCATAAGTGAACTCAGGGGAAAGTTCTCTACCCTCTTGCATATACTCAGCACGAGCTTGACTAAGTGGACTACGCTGAATGTCAAGCCCAAGACCAGTCTTTGATGGAGAATATGAAGACCCCATCGCAAGTTCGCCAAGTACGTTCTGAGCCTGTTGCGTTGCAGTAGATGCAGCAAGACCTGTACCAAAACCAACAGCAGCACCAGCTAATGGTCCACCAGCAAAAGTCGTAGGAATTGCAGCAAGACTACCAGTAATGCCACCAACAACAGTAGGTAATGCGCCTTCAGCAAAAGTAGAACCACCTATTTCAGATACTTCTGCACCATACTGAAATGGCTTTGATGGACTAAGTTCAGGCTTTGAATATAGAGTATCAGCAGTAAATTGGTCTACAGCCCTACCAGCCTCAGGGCTAAACGCAGATGCAATACGTCCAGCGGTAGACAATACAGGTGTGGCAACTGCCTTAGATACACCAGAGAGGACACCAAAAGGCATACCAGCAAGCATAGCCGGTACAGTCTGAGGTCTATCGAATGCTGTAAGACCCCTTTCCTTCTCAAGTTTAGTTGCTGCTGCTTTACCTCTGGCTGCAATATCACCTGTCTTCTGACGTTGGTCATACATCGTCTGAGCAGGTTCACCCAACTCAAGAGTAAAACCAGTATAGGTAGGTGCGTCTACATCAGCACCTTCTATCTGCCCACCAGTACGACGCAGTAGGTCAAGTGGTGTGATAGGCGTAGTCTTAGTCTGGGTAACAAACCCTTGAGGTGTAGGGACTTGAACATCTACAGACTTGGTAAGTTTATTACCTTGAGAGTCCATTAACTGGACACCACGCAATACCTTTAGACGCTTATCACCTACACCAAGATAGTTGTTATATTCTGATTGAGAGAGCCAATTCTTACGAAGACCCAGTGAAAGACTATTCTTGTATGTACCAAGAAGGCTAGAGTCTAAGAATGTACGGTCATCGTCAGCAAGAGTCTGTACAAGCCGACGGAATCTTTGCCTTTGGTCTTCAGCCATTATTGAACGCCTTTATTTCATTTGAGAGAGAGCCGTAGCGGCTTGCCCTAGTTTACCGCCCTGCGTCATACGCATACCGGTTTTGCCACTTGGGTCATATGGAACAAGCTTGCCACCAGCCTTGATAAACATACCACCAACACCACCACCTTGAGGAGCAGGTGCTGGAGCAGGACCCGGCGCAGGTTGAGGATACGGTTGTGGCTGAGGATACGGTTGTGGATATGGATACGGCTGTTGTTGAGGTGCAGGATATGGATAAGGAGCTGGTGGAGCATACCCTTGAGGTGCAGCCTGTGGGTACATATACTGCTGAGGTGCAGTATTACTAAATACAGACATATCAAGGTCTACGTCACCAAGACCAAGGTTATCCATAGAGTTCTGGAACATATTGTAGTCAACACGACCACTAGCAGCTTGACGTAATGTCCCAACTTCACTCTCAAGGAATCCAACAATACTCCTCAATTGATTGACTTCTGAACTACGACCTTCAGTCTTTGCCTTAGCCATCTTCTCTTGTGCAGAGCGCAAAGAGCCTTCAGCTTTTGATAGGTTGCTCTGAGCAGTATTCTGTATCTTCCGCATATGGTCTGCCATCTTGAATGATGTGCTAATACCTAATCTACGACGAGCATCATCACGTGCCATTACAGCAAGGTCACGACGTAATGCTAAACCAGCATACTTTACACCAAGGCTATCCTTAGCAATCTGAGTACGAAGGTCTGCATTCTTTATCTGGGATAATGCCTTCTCAGTTTTCAACTGCATCTCTTGAGGACGTATCTTTATCTTAGATTCGATATCTTTAATGGCAGCATCAGTACGGTCGATATCAGCATATATCTTCTTGACCTTAGCACCTTCAGCACCAGCAGGAAGATAGTTTGCAACAACATCCTTTGCAGGTGTGACGTACGACTTCATCATCTTGCCATCCTGCTCGGTAATACGAACAGTTTGACCAGTCTGTGGGTCTACGAATGAACCACCAGCACCAATACCTCTAGCCTTCAACGCCTCAGGTTCAGATACAAGCGCAAGTGGTGATACTGCTTCTTGACCTTTACCAATAACGGACTTGTATCCAGGGAGGAACTTGTTGACAATATCTGAGGATGCACCCATTGCTGTAAGAGCATCACGTCCACGAGTAACCAAGAACTGCTTGGACTCTTCGTCTGGAGTAAGTTCGGCTTCTCTACGATAAGCTTCTGCCGACTTGATGAGCGCAGCAATATCCATAGTTGGCTTAGGCAACAAGCCTTGCTGGATAGTTGATGGCTTCATCAGTTTGGTTACATCACCAAACCTAGTAGTCAATTCTTGTGCTGATTCAGGGTCAGCAGTCATAGACTTGAGGTAAACCTCATTTTCAGCACGTCTACGTTTACGTGCTTCAAGTACTGCTTGACGGCTGGCTTCATCCATACCCGGTACAGATAGTTGTTTTAGAGTATTATCGTCATCAAGTGCATCAAGTTCAGCGACACGACGGGCTTCCTTGAACTTAGTATCAAGTTCCATTCCACGCTGACGTCGCTCAGTTAACTTGAACTGGTCTTCAGCACGTTTATTCTGCTTCTGCTGTTGGACAAACTGATTACCCTGTTGGAATCCTTGCAGTAGTCCAGAAAGATTAATAGCCATTATCCGTAGAATGCCTTTCCGAAGTTTCGTTGTGTCATAGGTACTTCGCCTTCACGTAATACAGCTTGACCACTTATTGGTTCACCAACAAATTCAGGATTACTACGTGCATACATCTTCATGTATCGACCAGTACGTGGGTCTAGGTATGCAACTAAGGCAAGACCATTACCGAGGTCTTTAGTAATACGCTTACTAGGATTACGTTCAATCTCTTGCATAGTGGCAATATCAGTAACTTGTTGTATGCCACCGCCAATATTCTGAGGTTGCGCTCTACCTGCATTCACAATATCTTGTGGTGTTATTGCTGAATCTTGAGGTGTTGGCAAATTGAATGACACATCAGGTGCTTGTTCAATAGTAGTGTCTAACCCATATCCTAGAGTATTCTCAGGTGTAAATGGTGTATTTGTTGGCTGAGATGGTTGACCAGGGGTCTTCTTTCCACGAGTACGCATACGCTGTAACTCAGGTTCTAACAACGCAAGTACTGAGCCAATACTTTCCATCTCCTGTTGACGGTTAGCCCTAGCAATAGCATCCTCTTGCATCTTCTGATTACGCTCAAGGTTCATCTGGTTCAACGCCATTTGAGATGCTTGCAGATTCATCCCTTGACCAGCCTGTAGTTCAGCAGCAGCCTGAGCATCTCGGTTAGCAAGTAGGTTAGCAGCCATATTCAACATCTCAGGACGTTGCTGTAGTTGCTGTTGAATAATAGCGTTATTAAGGTCAGCGGAACGCCCACTTTGTGCTGCAAGGTTAGCCTGTTCTACACCAGCCTGAATACCACCACCTACACCTCTTGCGGCTAAGTTCTGTTGCATAGCAGCCTCAGACGCAGCACCAATTGCACGATTTCTAGATTCACCAGCACCATAGATAGGAGCAAGTTGACGGCTTGATATACCTTGGGTCAACATATCTAGCAGGTCACTCTGGGTCTTCTCATACTGAGGACGAATCTGTTGACGTAGTTCTGTAGCATCACGCATCTGCTGTGACGCAAAGTTCTTTTGACCTTCAATCATATTAGCGTTCATAGCCTGAGCCGCTAACTTCTTCTCATCATATACAGGTTTACGTGGGTTCATCATTCGATTGAAGTTGATGCCACCTGTCAGGTCGTTGAATGTTTTGATAGCACCATATGCAGGTACTGCCGCCCTAAGGTAAGTATCAGCACCTGCCTCAAGCCCACCTTTAATGTCACCCTTAAGTGCTTTCTGACCAGCATTCAGATAGCCCATAGTGGTATTGGCGTTATCAATACCTCCCATTCCACCAATACTATTAATATCCTTAGCCCACTGAGGGTTTTGCTTAGACATACGACCGAACCAAGCGAATGGATTTGCTGCGTTATTTGCCATTATTTTGTACCGTCATTCGCCTATTTCCTTGTGCGAATCCTTCGTTCAATCTATTCCTGCATTATACATAGGTCTATACCTAAGAGAAACTTAGCACCTGCCAACCCGGACTTGTGCCATCACTACACGCAATAAACGAACAACAAGTATGCGTGTTCTTCAATATGGTGAAGTGAGAAGGTCTCCATAACGTGTCGCCAGTCTGTACTGCAATACTCACTTCACGAGTACCTGAATCAACCTTTGCCAACCACACAATACGACCTATACAAGAGTTAGCAGGTGGCATCGTAACTGCAATGTCATTACTAGTGCAATCACACCTCAGAACGTATGGAGCGTTATCAAGAGTAATCGTAGATGCAGTTGTAGTCGTAATCGTAACTTCAGCTGCAACTGCTTTAGGACGTTCGTTATATGTACTGAAGTCTCCTTCAATAACTAACGCACTACCACCCGGCAATACTGTTACTACTGGTACACCTTGGTCACCAGGGGGAACTACTGGGGCTGGTGTAGGAATACTCATTATCTATGCCTCTGTATTCCACTCTCAACCATATGGATATGTACCGCATATAGTCTAAATGGATAATCTAACTCAGTACCAGATAAACCAATCTGGAAGTTCACACCAATGACATCTCTATTCAATCCACGTATAGCCCTAGATGAGTTACCAGTAATAGTGTAATTACCAGTGGTCTGTACACCAACCTCATTCTGTACAACCCAACTAACAGTTGAACCGCCAGACGTATCACCAATAGCGTGTAGGTCTATCTGGCTAGGACGATTCTTTGAATAGTATGAAATACCATCTGAATACGCCTGACCAAAAGCTCGTGTTAATACTTCCCAGTCAATCTCTCCAAGTAAACAGAACTCAGGAACAGTTCCACCAGTAAACGTATAAGCCGGACCACTAACAGACGCACTAAGTTGAACACTATTGTTTGTCACCGTCTTCACGTACATAGTCGTATCAACAGTAAGCCCACCACCAGCCTTCACAATAGTCACAGGGTCATTTGCATTTAGACCTGTAGTATTCGTAGTGCCTGAGAATGTTAGTGTAGTAGTGCCAGCACCACCATTAGGCTTGTATCTATATGGGCTATCGTAGAAATTATTCAACACATATATCTGACCGTCATATCCACCAACATAAAGGATACTTCTGTCATTTGTCGTATCTATAGATACACCGCCAGTCATAACTGATGGCGCACTAAATGCAACCCACCCTGAATAGCGTGTATCCCACACATATGCTTGCACGTTACTGCGGTAGTCAACGGTATCAGTCTTATATGCCCTTGGAGCAAACAAGAATAGCTTCTTGTCGTGCATAGCCATAAAGGATTTTGCGTACTGCTCAGATGTTATATAGTTGTCACTATCAATCTGAACCCTATACTTACTGATTGACATCAAGCCATCAAGCGCAACAGACTTAGGGATAACCTGAGTGCCAGCAAACTGAACAACACCACTTGTGTTCAAATACCAAGGTTGACCAAGTATGTTTGCAAGACCTCTTGGTGCAAGCAAACCAATACCAGGCTCACGTAGGAATGCCTGTATTGAATAGTTTGTTGGGTCAAAACCTGTAACCGGATAAACAGTATTCTCTCGGAAGACCAGAAGTACAGCTGTTGTACTATTGTTCTTGGACATCATATCGCCGTGGTACGACAACATATTCACGATGTACTCTTTGTCATCTTTCGAGGAAACATCAAACGATGCACCCTTGATTGCTATCTTAGGGTCAGTAGGAAGCGGAACGTGGGTAGTATTGATTGTGTACTCGTTGTCTGAATCAAACTGCCAAGATACCCATAAAGAGTTATTCTTACTTACCCACAAACGATTCTGGTGAACTGATATAGCAGTAGCACCAGTAGGGAAGTAATCCTGACCAGACTCGTACACATCACCCTGTGAACCCTTTGGTCCATCATCTAAAACAGCAGATTCAGCAACATTATCAACAAGTGTAATGCCACCCGTCGTACTAAGCAGTGTGAGGTTTACACCATTGATGGTATTGTCACTAAGCTTCAAAGAACCAAGACAACGATACAACCCATCAGTAAATGCCGTACTAGAACGATAAATAATAAGGTGCGTATAACCTGCGCTAGTAAGTGTTTCGTTAGCAGGGTTCAGCATAATCTGATTAGCACTAAGTGCCTCAGTAGCAGTTATCTGCTCACTTGCACCAGAGAGTTCACTCTCAAAGCCTTTAGCATATACAGTTGAAGCAGCAGTACCAACCCCCGGTATATATGGTGCAGATGCACCATCCTCTGGATACCATCTTGAGAACCTATAGGTGTACTTGATATCAGCAGACAAGTTGCCATTTACAACAATGTCACCGATATACATGAAGTCTTCACCATCAACTAAGTCTTGAATGTCAGTCTCACAACGGAGATACATCTGACGTACAGCACTAATACGGGAGTCAGTAAATCCTCTTACACTCCACGTCATGTAGCCTGTCTTCTCGTTGATAGTGCCGTAACCACCCCACTCGATGGCAGCACCACTTTGCTGTAAACCTATCCTAAGGTTAGGTGCTATATCCCTAATCTTCTCAGGTAGCTGCATACGCATACTAACACTGTCGTACTTACTCCAGTCTTTTGCCGTTGCGAAAGAGAACTTTACAGCACAACCTTTAAGGAGTCCTGCGTACCCAGCGACATTAGTATTGTTCTGATAAACCTTGACCTTTACGAGTCCTGTAATAGGGTCAGCAGCATCAGTACTATCTGTATTGAATCTAGGACTTACAGCGTGTAGGTTTACGTTCGTTACGTAGATACCTTTTTGACTACCATCCTTTGCGTTTACGTTCTGTATCAATATCTGGAAAGATGTAATCTGGTCTCTGAAGGGACGGAAGTCAGCGAGTAGATTAGCCTTAATCCAGTCAGTGCCTGACCTAGCAATAGGAGGTGCAACAATAGCAGATGCATAAGCACCTTGAATAGCAACACCATTCTTATAAGCTTGTAAGGATATCTTGATGGACTGACCGGTAACACTATTCTGAGTGTCTACGTTGATAGCCCATAGGCTAAGGAGGTACATACCTGCACCTTGAATAGTATGGTAACTATTGCTTCCTGTAGCAGTGAATGTATATGCAGCACCACCTTGTGAAACTATCGATACCGTAAACGTGTTGACCGTAGGTACAGTCAATACCCACGCAGGAGTATTAGCAGGAATTCCTACAGTACCCATAAAGAGTATCTGTTGACCAACCTTTAGGTTATGGCTTGCACTAGTTACTATAGACGTTGATGCAACAGTACAGGTGATTGCTGTTGAACTATCATTTTGGTTAGTAAAGTTCAGTTGCTCATCAGGAACGTTGATGTACTGTAAAGAGTGAGTTCCACTACCAGCACTACCTGCACTAATAGCAGTCCCACTAACTGTAGCCGACACTTGTATGATTGATGAAGACGGAGTCCCTACAACATAATATGTTGTATTGACAGCAAAGTTAGTTGGTAATGTCCCAGCAGTTGCAATCTGAATTGGTGTATCAACAGCAGGGATAGGATTGAAAGTTCCACCAATATTAGCACTGCCATTCGTAAATGTAATTGGAGTACTCGTATAAGGAACATTCTGGTAGATGCCATCATCAGTACCAGCAATCTCAATCATACGAGTTGCCCCTTGACCTAGAGGGGAAACAATCTCAGAAGTAACACCAGATGGGAAGTTGCCAGCAGTGACAGTAAGTGGGATAGCCTTACGCTGGGGGTCACCAGAATACTTGAGCCAAGCTGCAGCAGATGTTGGCATAGCACCTGTACTACCAGCAGTAAAGTTCCAGTCAGAGATAAGGGTTGTTATTCCACCAGCTCTAAGTATTGGTCCAACAGCACTATCAACAAACGTATGTTTGTTAGTAGTAGGAACACCATACTCAACAAACGCATATGCTCTAGCAGATGGCTTGAGGTTAGGGAACCCAGTAATAGTAGGGACTATCTCAATAGTTGAACCATCAGTACGGAATAACCCAATAGGTGATTCAGTTCCATCTGACTTACGCCCTGGAACACCATAGACGTACTTGCCATAAGCAACCATTCTGACGTTAGGGCTATACAACGTATCAAAGGCACTATTAGTTGTTAGGTTCGTATACGAATTAGTAGTCGTATTGAATAGACGGACATCACCAGCAGACGAGTAAACAAAGTTGCTTGTAACACCAGATGAACCCTTGATAGGAACCATCTCATACACGCCGTTAGCGTCACTACCAGCACCATTAAGTTCAGTAGGCTGTAGTAACCCCTGCCAGCCATTACGTAGTACAAGAGAACCACCATCAAGTTGCAGGTTACTTATGGTTTCAGCGTAGCCCGTTTCAAGCTTATTCGGGTCGTTATAGGTATCAACACCACGCCATACTTTGTCACCAACAATAAACGGCTGGGCTGAATCAGTAACCATACGTGTTGTATCTGCCATTAGTCACACCCTTTGCGTTTCCAACCGTTTGATATCGTTGGCACGTACTTGATAGTAGTAGTTGCATTTGCATATCGCAACATTAGTGGACCCAGAGGGAATGCAAAGCCTACAGTCCCGTAGGTATGGCATCCGTTATCGTTACGACGTATCCACGTCTGCTCAGTTGTTGCAGGCACAAATACGTTACCAGCAGCAAGCCTTAGACAAGGGATGAATACACCACTACGGAATGAGCCAGCAGGTAGGTCATCTACAGGGTCAAACAGGTAGTCAGGACACTCACAAACTGTATAACCTATGTCTAGGTCAACAGATGCACTCCCTGAAAGTGTAATACTTGCTTCGACTACACCACCAACAATAGGAGTGCTATCAACTGTAGCCGTACCATTCAAGGCTAACGCAAAGTTGATTATAGGTAGAGTATCTACAGAAGCCCTACCACTTAAAGTAAGTGACTGTACAAACCTAGGTTGTAGGGTAGATGTTGCAAATCCACTAAGAGATACTGAACGTATCTGAGCAGGTGTAACGTTAGTTTCTGCACGTCCCGATAAAGATATCGTAGCGAAGACAGGTAAAGTTACAGACGCTTGACCAGAGAGACTAAAGTTAGAAGGAGGGACAATGATTGGTGGTTCAATCGTAATGACTGCATCACCACCACCACCTTGACCAAAGTCAATTGGAGCAGGTACTGGCACTGGAACAGGAGGTAGTCCACCACCCTCTTCTTCTGTAGGCATCTATTAATCCATAGATATAGTAATTCCAGCAATGTTGAACTGTAGGGACTGACCAGAAGTTACAGTGACAACACTATCAAAATTACCGTATAGCAGACAAGTGCCAGCTGAAGCAGCAGTATAAAAACCCACACCATAAACAGAAGTAGAACCCCAACCTGAGTTAGTGAATGTAATAGCCCCTGTATTAGTAACTGCACTACCACTGGTTGATGCTCCAAAAGCAATAGCCTGACGGGAACTACCACTCATTTCAGTTTGTGCTGAGTCACTACCAGCAGCACTTAGAATGCCAATGTAGGTAACCTGACCAGCAGTATACGAAGTTCCATTCAATATAAGATTAATCAACGCACTCTCAAGAGTGTTCGTCATAGCAGTTGTTGTAGGCATCTCTTATTCCTTAATTCGGGTCTATACCACTTACGTTGGATGATACCGCAGTCGTTGTAACCGATGCAGTCCAAGCGTCAGTCGTATCATCTTCCTTCTTTACAACCATCTGGGAACTACCGACGTTCACCTTGTTACGTATAGCACGTAACGCTGAACGTACAGTACGCTCCTCAGCAGTACCAGCATTCAAACCACTACCAAGGTCTCGTGCAAGCATCTCATCAGCCATAGCATTCGTCTGAAGCTTTTCGCCAAACGAACCACTTGCAGTATGACCAACACGCTGTTCATCCCATACACCATCGATAATGTTGTCAGGACTTGCTACAGTAGCAACTGAGCCAGCAATATTACCTGTTACGTTACCAGCAACACCACCTACGGTTCCTACTACGTTACCAGTAACACTTCCTACTGAACCTGTTGTATTGAACGTCTGGGATGTGGAAAGTGAATAGCCAGTTTTGTCTTGTATGAACGCACCTATAGAACCAATATTATTATGTGTTGATGCTGTTGCATCAAGAACTGCTTGTGCAGTTTGTGCAGCGGTTAGTCCACCACTAGATAACTTGATGCTCATTACAGCACCATTAGTGCCAGAGGCTCCTCTAACAACTACGGTTACATCATCTGCTCCTGCTTGTAATGCTGCATCGGGAATGTCCAATCTATAGACACCGGGCATATCAACTGCGTCAACCTCGGCAAAGCCGCCTGCTGTCCACGCCTGAGCGATTGTGCGGGCTACCAGCGGAATGCTGACAGAGGCTGTGCGTGTGCGGTTGTAGCGAGCTGTGAGACCAGAGGTTGAGGCGGTGAGACCTGTCGCACCGAGGTAGAGTTCGATGCTTTGTGACGTAGAGCCGGGAGCGATTGTGATGGTTGATGCGTTGCGCTCGGTTGGATTGTATTGACCCGCTATTGTTGCGGTTGTGTTGTTGTACGAACCAATGTTCGGAGTACCTCCCGCCCAAGCGTCTCCGTAGAAGTCAGTAGCCGGAGTGCCAGTCGATGAACCGGTAGCGTAGGAATAGAGTCCGTTCGCGCTAAACCAGTCGTATTGTGTCATCCCCCATAAACGCCAAATACCTGTATTGAATGGGATATAGGCATTCGCAAAGTTGTTTGATTGGACTATTGCAGCAGCAAGGCTAAAACTATTTGCCACGTTATTAGTAACAGTACAGTTTGCTGTTCCTGACGTAACATTTATAGGTTGTGCTGGACCAGTTACATTATTTCTTATCGTAACTAAAGATTTACCTGCACTTTGACCAAAACTAATACCAATACCTGTGTTATTCCAAAAGTTGAATGTAGTCCCTTGATATGTTGCATTTGCACCACTTATCAAAAAGACATGATTTGTGCTACCTACACCAACGCATCTATCAACAGTCAATCCGTAAACGTAATCTTGTGTTGCTGGGCTATTTTTACCAATACTTCCATCGATATATACGTTGGCATTTCCAAAACCTATAAAATGACATTGTTGGATAAGATAATTTTTAGTAAGTCCATTTGTTGTAGTGTCGGTAACCTGAATAGCACCGTCTACACCACAGTTCATAAATAAACATTTACGCCATTTTATTTCTACACAGTTTAGAAGACTAAATAGACCTCTGTTTGTAGCCGTTTCACATATTAAGTTTTCAAAGTTTAGATAGTCTTTACTTGTCATTACAAACAAATATTGATTGACGTTTGCTGCTCCTGTATCGCTTATTAACCTAGTGGTAATCAAGACACGACCGGGTGTAATACCGCTAAACTGTGAAGCGGTCGGATTTCCATAGACAAATGTTGGAGCCGTATAAGTACCGCCTACCGTAATCTGTGCATTCTGCCTGTAGTCACCGGGAGCGATGTACAGAGTATCACCGGAGCCAATACCAGTAGCACCTAATGCTTTGGCAATGGTTTGCCACGCTTGACCGGAACCGGAACCTGTACCAGTATTTGAATCGTTACCGTCCGTACGGACATAATAAATCGCCATATTATTCAGCCGTTCCCGCTACGATTTCAGCCGCAATGTAGGTCATAAACTGTTGAACCACGTTCAACTGAAACTGTTCATCCTGCTGTACATACCAAGCAAAAACATCCGTTCCATCAGGTCCAAAGTCTGCAATCTTGCGAAACTGATAATCAAGGATGTCACCCTTGATGTTGTAGTTACCGGGTGAGTTTTCAAGAGCTGTGATGATAATGTCTCGGAAGTTCATTTGCCCACCTTCAAAGCATTCACACCCGTACCCTTGAAAGGCATCGTCAAGAAGCCGAGCGCAGCACTCATCGCAGCAGTAAGACCAGCCGCTACAGCCTTGCCGCCGTACAGTGCCATCACTGCGCCGAGCTCGGAAATGTCGTGTGCTTCGGATGTGCGGATGCCGTCACCGAACACAGTGCTGAAGGACGCAACAAAGGCGATCAAGACAATAATCAGCAACCTACTTATACTTATTTGTTTCATCATACTTGTCCTAACTAGGGTCAACGCCCGTAATCGTTTTACTGCTATCACTACTACTTACAGTTGCTGACCACGCAGTACTTGCATCATCTTCTTTGTATACAGTCATCTCATTATTGATGACTGTTGTCTTATTGCGTAAGCCTCTTAGAGCAGACCTTACAGTCCGCTCATTAATAGCACCTGCACCTGAACCACTACCTATCTCTCTCGCGAGGAGTTCATCTGCTAGTACATTAGCATTTAGACGCTGACCAGTAGTGCCAGCAGTTGTGTGGCTAGAAAGTTGCTCATCCCACACAAGTATAGGAATCTCACCAACCTCTTGGTCTATGCCGTTAGCCAGTCCATTAGTCTCAGTGAGTATGCCACCCATTGTCGTAGCATCAACGTAACCAGCAGGGCTAGTACCCCAAACAGCCGCGCCAGTTTGCGCAGCTGTCAATCCACCACTACTCAACGTTACTGTAAGTACCGCACCATTAGTACCTGATGCACCACGTACAACAATAGTTACGTCTGAGGAACCTGCCGCGAATGCAGCATCGGGAACGTCTAAGCGATAAACACCAGGAGTAAGCGAGGAGCTTATCTCTGCAAAGCCACCAGAAGCCCACGAGCCGGTTGCCGTTTGCGTCACCAGAGTGATTGCTACCGGTGCGCTACGGTTTCGGACGTAGTAAGCAGATAAGCCAGATGTCGCAAAGGTTAGACCTGTTGCACCAAGGTATAGTTCGATGCTTTGGGATGTTGAGCCGGGAGCGATTGTGATGGTGGAGGCGTTGCGCTCGGTAGGGTTGTAGTTACCGACTGCGCCTATTGCCCTAAATGTTCCTGAGCCTGCGTCTGGTTTGGCTCCAGTCCACGTCACACCATAAATATCGGTAGCAGGTGCGCCTGTCGCATTACCAAAGTTAGTATTTATAGAGCCAAAGTATGAGGTGTAAATTTGTAGATTATTTAACCCTACAAGTAACGTCTCACCAAAATCAACGCCGATGTCACCTACACTACTTGACGTGCCATTATCGGCTACATTAAGTCTCGCACTATTGCCAAGTAAGCGATTAAAGTTCTCAATTATTGTGTTTGACACGCCATTAGAAAACGTGTCTATGTCGCTTAAAATTAGCGAATTACGAACAGTAACCGGGAATGTAACACTTCCGTTATTACAAAAGACACCCCAACCTTTAACAATTATGGTGCAGTTCATAACTGCCACTTGCGCACCTGTCGAACTGATTGTCTGGTTGTTGCTATTCAGAAACAATGAATTTGTTACTGTTGAACCATCAGCAACATTTTGCCCAGTTATGCTTAGTTGACTGGTTCCACCAAAGAAAATACATCTAGTCACTGAGATATTTACAGCGGTGCTTGTTGGGCTAGTAACAGCCAGTAATTGAGCAGCGTTCAATCTCGCTATAAACGCACATTCAGTAAACTTCAAATTGGTACAAGTCGTAAAACTTAGACCATTGTTGTTTAATTTGAATTGTATGTTTTGAAAATGCAGGTAGTTTTTAGTGGTCGCAGAGACTACGTTTCCAGAATAACCAGCCCCTGATAATGTTGAGTTGTAATTAGTTATAACAACAGGCCCGGCGGTAACGCCGGCAAAAACAGTACACGTTGGGTCACCAATGATATTAGTTTCTACCGTTGGGTTTGTTATGGTTACAGATATCTGATTTGTATACACACCCGGTGCCACGTACAAAGTGTCACCACTTGCAAAGCCAGATGAACTAGACAAGGCATAAGCGACTGTGGCCCACGCTTGACCAGACGCTTGACCAGTGCCTGTGTTTGCGTTGTTGCCGTCTAATCGAACATAGTAAGTTGCCATTATTCCGCTGTTCCTGCGACAATTTCCTGGGCCATAATCACTGAAAACTGAGTGCTGTAGTTCTGCTGAAACTGAGCATCCTGCGTAACCCACCAGCCGAATACACTTGTACCATTCTCGCCGAATGAACCGAGCAGGTTGCCTTCGTTGTCGTAGATGTCACCAAAGACAATCCAATCACCCGGACTGTTTGGGTTAGGCTCTAAACGATAGTTTTGCAGGTTCATTTGCCCACCTTCAAACTGTTCGCATTCGTCCCCTTGAACGGCATCGTCAAGAAGCCAAGCGCAGCACTCATCGCAGCAGAGACACCAGCCGCTACAGCCTTGCCGCCGTAGACCGCCATCACTTCTTTACCTTCCTTGCATCAATAGCAAGTATGACCACATCACGTACCTTTTCAAGGTCAGATGTAGACAGGAATTCAAGGTTCTCAATAATCTGGTTCACTACAAGCATCTCACCAAAAGGAATCTTGACTTCAGGCACACCAGTCTTCTTTAGGAACTTACTTAGCCAACTCATAACATTTCCTCCTTAGATGCTCTCTTGACAACCAAATCACTAGGTGTATTCTCTCGTATCTGTTGCAATACAACATCTCTTTGAGAGACTAACTGAAACGCTTTAGCATCAGAGTCCTGACGCACAAAGAAGGCTATTACCGCTGTAATCAGTGCGGGTATCCCCGCACGTATACCTTCAACTCCACAAAGCGTAAGTACCTTCATAACATAACCAAATGTGGCAGTGTCTGGTATGTGCCTTGCTTCCCACTCCATATTGAAAGCGGGACCAGCACTAGCCATAAATGCACCAAGTGCAATCCATACCAAACGACCCCACGCTATATTCATCGTACTGTTTTAGTCTTCTCTTCTAAGACTCTCAGTCGTTCCTTGACGCTCTGGAGTTCTTTATCCAATCGTACAATCTCTACCCGCATATCCTGAATACTTCCCTTAAGGTCTTTGTACTGCGTCTCACTCTGAGCAGTAAGGTTAGCGAGCATAATCTCAAGCTTGTCTACCTTACGTACAAACGTAAAGGATGCACCCAAGAAGGACGAAACAGCACCTAGGAATACAGTCAGTAAGACTATACCAATATCCTTAATTTCCATCAGAACCACCTGTTACGGGAGGGATTGCAAATGGAGAACCCGGCATACGCAAGAATGTATCAAGTTGAGACCACAACCTCATACGAGTCTCGTTGTACCAATTTCCCCAGAAGGCACGTTGAGCAACAGATGGGTCATCCGTATTCTTTAATGCCAACTTGTAGGCAGCGTAACTAGCCCACATCTTTAACTGCAAGTCATCAGGAATAACGGTAACAGATGTAGCACCAATATCACCTAGTGTGCCACAACCATAAACAGTAAATACAGTGGATGCTGACGGAGCAGGATAAATCCTTATCTGGTAATCACCAGAGCGATACCAATACTTAGGCGTACCAGCTACTGTAGACTCGAACGTGGGGTCATATGCCCTTAGGGTAGGTTCACTACAGTGGACTAGATTTGTAAGCCCAGATTGGACAGTAAGAGGAAACCACATACTACTAGCGTCGTTCACCGTTGAAGCGTCAGTAGGTACGTAGGTTGAGTCTAGACTAATGCTAGACAAATTGATAATAGGATTGGACTGAGTAACTGTTCCTTTTGCTGGAACGTATATACAAGTCCTACACGTTTCTTTGATAGCTTCGTTGAGGTAAGTCTCAATCGTTTGACTGGTCGTTGTAGAGACAGTGCCTGAACCGTTGCCAACTTCACCTACTGAGGAATCAGTTGCTTCGTTCAAGAGGCGAATAACCTCTGATGTAAGTGTAGTCAGGGTTGCCATTAAACTGTCCTTCGACCATAGATAGCAGAGTTGGATTCAACCATACCTAGTCTATCTAAGTATTCTGCCTTGTATATAGCAAGTACATTAGCGTCCTTCATCTGCATAGCACGAGAGTAAAGAACACTATAAACAAGACAGTCGTGTGCTGAATCTGGTAATGGACACTCTTGGTCATCTGCCAGAGGTACTGCATTACCGTTCGTATCGTACTGCCATATCATTCCAGGTTGACAGTAACCTTCAATCATCACGCCGTTTGTAACACTAGAGATTGGCGTAGGAAGGAACCTAAGCCTATTCGTTGCATAAAGTATGCAAGCGTCAATAACAGCGTCACCTTGAGTCCTGTAGCGGTCCACTTGCCTATCGGCAAAGTCTAACAGTCGTAGCCGTCGGTACTCGTTGTCTTCCAACTTGAATACTCCCCTAATACGATACATATCAGGGGAGCAATACTCGTCTACACCATCTTCTAAGTCTAGGTAACGTCTGCCAAACAAACAGTCTGTTTTACGGGCTATCTGATTGGCAGCTTCCAACACTAGGTATTCCAAGCCAAACGGGTCAAGGTCTTGCTTGCTACCAAAGTGGTGCAAACCTATCATCCTGACCTTTTGTTTGATTTCACCTAATGTCATCTCGTTACCTTAGTCTAATTAGAGACCGACTGAGCCGTCACGTCCATTGACGAGTGCAGCCATAACTACCTGTACTGTTGCTCCAGATGCAGCACCAGAAGCAGTACCAGTAAGTTGCAGTTGCCAATATGGCTTAGGAGACAATACAGGAAGGTATGCAACATACGTTCCAGCGGAAGTCTGAAGTGGGACATCAGCCGAGATACTTACAGGAGACGAGGATAGTGCGCCAGCAGATACTGTAGATGCAGCAGAAGCAACTACTTTCCAAACTGGAGACCCAATGTTTGTAAGTGTTCCACCCATAGTGTAAACAACTTTTGCAAACAGTGGGCTATTCTGCCCATTTGTCCCAACGAGGTCAGATGACCCTGATGCAGCAGTATCTGCCTGTGAAGCAAAATCTGCAGCAGCTGCAAGAACCATATTTGGGGTTGAGAATACGTCAGATGCACCACGATAAGCAACCGAAGATGCTGTAATCGTAATAGTGGAACCAAGTTTGTCAGTTGTTGCAGTCTGATTCATCTGCGGAGCAGAAGCACCAGTAACCGCTGTAAATTTGAAGGAAGCCTTCTTATCACGTGCCATTTCTTTTCTTCCTTTCTATTATGCGACTCGGCAGAACAAACGACCAACGGCACGAGTGTGTGGAATCCACAAACCAATACCCCAGTCGAATACGACGTTGTGCATAATGCCATTTTCCTTGGAAAGACCAAGGTAAGTAGGCTTGAACGGTCCGCTCTGCCATCCCTGTGCATATCCAGTTCCATAACGAACTGCATAGATGGAGGAAGCAACGGAACCTGTAATACCAGATGCGGTTTGCGTATCAGAGATTACACTCGTAGTACCGTCAGCCTTACGACCAACTGTACGGACGGTTGCATTCTTGTACTTCTCAACTGGGCGGTCGAACGAGTCACGAGTGACATCGAATCCAGCCCCAATTCCCATAGTACGGATTGCAAACTCAACAGAACGCTTTGCCTTCTCAGACATATACAAGACAACACCATCTCCATCTGGGGAGTTCATGTTGTCAAGCAACTGCTGGAGATACGCAAAGAATGCATTAGCGGTAGCACTTGTCGTACTAGCCGAAATATCAATACGTGCTGCATCAGGAGCAATAAGCGACATTTCCGATGGAATATCAAAGTCACTTGGGTTATCCATACGATAAGCAAGACCCGGAAAACAGTCAATATTGCCTGTCAGCGGGTTATTGTTTACGAATTTATCATTGAAGTCATAAGCAAAACCTTCAAGGAAGATTTGAACCTGAGCTTCAATTGGGTCGATGATATTCGTAGGCTGGTCAAGCAGAACGTGGTCTACAAGAATCTTGTTACGAATGAGGTACATCTGCTCTTCATAAGACTTTGGTCGTCCCTTAACCGCTACCGGTTCAGAGTTAACGCCAGTCCAGTTTGGAGCAGGAATACCAGAGTTGAGATAACGCACACCAATCTGCTTGAGCGATGGTGATGTGTAAAGAGGAATATCCTTAAGGGCATTCCACGTTTTGTGAAGAGATTTGGTGATTTCTTTGACGAGAGGGTCATTGCTGATTGCTGCTTGGTCCGCAAGCGTCAAAGCACCGTTGAAGTCAATAGCCATTTATTTAGCCTTCCTACATTGGTCTATTTCGATTGATACCCATCAAATCCGATAAGCTCATCCTGCGAGGAGCCTGTGAGTTTCCACTAACCGTTGGTGCTGCCGAACCTGCTTGAGATTGCGGAGTCGGAGTACGCTGACTTTGAACAACCTGTTTAGTAAGTTCTGGCACTAGTGATTGTTGTAAACTCTGGATTTGTTCGTGAACCATCTTTACGGCATCAGTAGGTTTAATACCTACGTTAACCAGACTGTCCACTAAGTGACTTGCTTTTTGTGCCAAAGGATACTGCTGTATAGCCTGTTCCCTCTCTCGTTGACTTATAAACTGTCCAACTTCCTGCATAGCTTGTTCATAGCGGAACTTCTGGAGTTCAGCATCAAGTTGCAGTTGGGCAGTAGTGGGGTCAACTAAGTCTTGGGATTGAAGCTCACGATAACGCTGCCTTATTGACTCTTCCTGCATTTCGACTTGTTGTTGCTGTTGCATCTTGCGAATGTCAGCTGAGGATTGGAACCCCTGCTGCTCAAACTGCTGGATAACATCAGCCCACTTTTCGTAACGGTCGGAATAAGACTTGGCTTTATCGTTTACTTCTTTGAACCGCTCGTATGGGATTGGTCCAGGCTCATTAGAAGTTTCAACTGGCTCTGATAGATAACCGAAGTCATCATCAGTTGCGGATTGCTCCGCTGGGACCATAGCATCGTTGTTAACGCCTTCTGTGCTATAAGTATCGTAGTCGGCGGCTCCACGTACTTCGTCCAATATGGCGTTACCAACGCCGTAACCGTCTGACGCACCCGTTGATGATTCGGGTGTAGGTGTCATCATCTCGTCTGACAAATTAATCGTACTCCTTAATTATGGTTTTGCCAACTATTGATTGGCGTTCGGCATTGTTTGACTTTTAATTTTTTCCGTAGAAATGTCAACAATACCCTTTGCAGCGTCGTTCTCTTGAGTCAATCGAGAACGCTCACGCATCTTGATAAGGTCAGCGTCAGTCTTTGCAGCGACCTGTGCCTGTATCTTCTGTATCTCCAGTTGCGACTGCATCTGAGCAGTCTCTGGGTCAAACTTACTAGCAGACTGTTCAGCAACAGATTGTTGTTGCATAGCCATCTGCTGTGCCATCATTGCTTGTTGAGCCATACCTTCTTCTTGCTCATTCAAGTGCTGAATAATCTTTGATGTCTCAGGTATGTTGAGCATACTGACTACAAGCTTATTTGTTGATGGGTCACTTGGGTCACCAAACAATCCCATCTGACGCATAGTCAAAACTTTTTGTAGCTTCTGGTCAGGGCTATCTTCCATACTGGACCCCGGTACATACACAATGCGGTATTGACCACCATTACGTATATGCTCAAAGGTAATAACACCTTGCTCAATACTGTCGTATGGATTTCCACTTCCTTCGACATTACCAATGAATGGAGCAACGCCAAACTGCTCTACAAGAGAAATCTCCCACTCTTTGATTTTAGCGGCTGATATTTCTATGTCCGCACGAACATAAGAGTGTTGAGTATTATCTGCACGTTGAAGCAACTGGACTGCCTCAGCTGGTGTTCCAGCAGGAGCCATACCTTGTGATACGTCATGCAATCCAGCGATATCCATCATGTCCTTCTCTATGTACTGAAGCATAGGGAATAGGTCACCACCGATACCTGGCGCACGACTTACAACTGGAGGCGCAGCACCGGGGTTGTAGTAAATCTTCTTGTATGTACGGCTCTCATCGTAAAAATCATCACCAGTATGATTGAAAGCATCTGCACCTACGTTAGACAAACGCTGAACCATTACGTAATCACGCTGTTGCTCAAACTGCTCAAGCATACGTGAATAGACTCGGTTGTATGTCTGCTGGAGTGAACACAAGTCAAAGCCTAGAGCGTGTCCATAAGGAGTACCACTACGTGGTTGCCATCGAAGAGGAATGAATGGAAACTCATCCTTCTTCTTGTATAGCCAAGGTCCTGCGTGAAGCAGAACTGAGTTAGTGCTAACTATATATCGCCCTGATGGATACTGTTGTGACGGTTTTTCCCAGTACTCATAAACAATTGCAGCACGTTTTTTTGAGTCACTCTGTGCAAGTCGTGCTGTACTAGGTGGAACCCATCCGTTACCTGAACCGTTACCGCCCTCTAAGTAAGCATCAATATACGATGCGTTATTACCCATCATAGCGTCAGGGTTGACTAGCTTACCTGTGTCACCATAGTTATCTACGAACCACGACAGTGGCTTTGCAGACGCATGAATCAACCAACGGACATCAGCATCACGCTTTGCTGTTGGGTCTAGGAATACGTCAAAGGCTGGAAGAATCTCTTCCCTTACATCACCAATTTGGATGTTTTCATAACCTGTAATCTCACCTGTTTCAGGAGAGAAGTAAGGCATAACTTGTTCGCCATTAGCATCCCAGTAAATCTTTAGGTAAGACGTTCCACATACACAAGCCCAGCGGACACGCTCTTTAAGTTGAGTTTCACGACTGAACTGGCGATTGTAGTGATTACAGATATGGTTTGCTTCATCAGATGCTAGTAGGTCACGTTGTGACTGAGACAGTGGAACAGCCCTTGCATCTGGACCAACCTGCGTTAGCTTACCAACTACACCATCAATCAATGGACGCATCTTATTGACAGTGATGTAACGGTTAGGCTCATCCTTATTCTGCAACTGAATAAGATTACGTGTCTGGCTTGAGATACGGAACCACTGCCGACCTTCAAAGAAGGCTACCGACATAGCCCATTCAAGTTCCATCTCTTGCCTAGCACGATAAGCGATATCAAATTGCTCTTTGACAAACTTGGTAATCTTTATCTTTTCTTCATCTGGTGCTTCAGGTAATACCTTCCACTCATTAGAGTTATGGTCAAGAGTAAGATTATTATCAGTAATAGTTTCATCGTTCTTCAACTTCGCAGCACCAGGGATACCTGATACAAGTCGTTGTTCGTAAGCCATTACCTTAGGCTGGTTTTCTTCCTGAATCTTCTGTTCAGCAAAGGACACAAGCCCAGACATAACGTCCATCCCACTAGTATTCTTATTCCTTTTGCGCTGAAGCGGCAGTCTCATCAGATGTACCATCCCTTGTCATCCTGTGTTTTCTTTACAGGAATGTTTCTACGAATGCAGTGTAATTCATATGCAGTATACATACACGCACTTGCAACTAAAAATGCGAGTGTACCAAAGTAAATATCTGTAAGTCTCACAGGTAATCTTTCCTTCCGTATCCATCATCTGCCCACAAAGGTTTCCAAGTTTTCATGTCAGAAGTTTCTGGGCATTGAACAGGATATTCACGCCACATCAATCCATATCTAAATGAGTCAATAGCGTGGTCGCTACGTGTACCACCATCAATATCTTCAGGGTCTCGTGGGTCTGCCATCGTTTTACCTAACTCACGTATCAAGTTAGGGCAAGCATCACGCACTATACGTATCTTAGGCTTAACCTTGTCACCTTCAACCCTTGATGCCATCAACCATTCCTTGACACGTCTCCATCCAGCCTTACGGTCCTTAACCGCACGTACACAAGGCAATCCCTTCTTCCACCAAATCTCAACAGGATACTCACCAATACGTTGTGCAGGATTCTCAGGTGGGAAAGTATTAGCCCAGTCAAAGGCAATAGCCTCTAACTTCGTATTCCATTTACCTTCTTTGAATCGTCTATCAGATGCCTCAGCCAACTTAAACTTCTCCAATAGGAGAAGAGCGTTCTCAGCTTGTTTACTTGACACATGACCTGCTTCATAGAACTCACCTATAACGTAGATGTTTTCTTTTTCATCAGAACAGTAAAGAATGAATGCAGCTGGTGAACCTGTACCAAAGTCGTGACTTGCCCAATATCTCCACCAAGGCTGAGTTTCAACAGAATCTACTACGTGCCAAGGCTCTCCATCTGGACCATATTCCTTGAAGTCAGAGAAGAACTTACCTCCAACACCAACTTCATGCTGGCACTCACGCAAGAATGCAATGATGCCAAAGTCATCTATCTCTCTCTGGCAAACATCAAGAGACTTGTGGTCCCAGTTAGCTTCACCACTTTGAATCTTGTAACCCGTACGACCATCCTCTTTCTCAACAGGGACGTACTCTAGGTTTTCAATAGCAGGAACGATAGGTGATTGGATTCTGTTCTGTAACATATCTAACTCACCATTTAAAACACGACTCATTACTGAGTTAGCGTGAATCTTATTCTGCACAAAAACTATTGCACAATCAGTACTCTTCGCTGGGAGAATAGTCTGAGTGATAGTCTGAATCTTCTTTTCAACTCTATTAACAGAGTCATCAAGCTCATCAATATCGTCCAAGATAATCATGTCAGGACGAAGGTTGTCTAACTTTACACCACGTGCGCCGGTATCAAGTCCGAACGCCAAGATATTGAATCCGTTAGACGTACGTAACTTTTCAGCATTCCAACCCCTAGAGTATCCATACTTGTTTATGGCTCTCTCAATGCCACACTTCTCCATCGTGTTCGCAATATCTGCAACGTGACGGTTGGCAGCATCCTGCGTTGAACACACATAAAGAAGAAATCGCCTAGTAGCCTTGACTGCAATACGACTAGAGATAAGTTCCATCGTAGTAGACTTGCCACCACCACGAAACCAACACTCTATAAGTGCAGGTGGAGGATTACCAGCCTCTATACCTTCAGCCCATTCCCAAGCACGAATGTGATGCCTTGCTAATGGTGCAGATGCAGCATGAGGGGCAAACTTACGTAACCACTTTTGATAATCTAACTCCGAACCATCAATAGCATATGCCCTTGATTCAAAGCCACCACCATCAATTACGTCATCAAACTTCTCTTGCATTGCTTCAAGCAACGCTACAGATAACGGCTTATTCGGTCGGATGAACTTCCTCAGTGCCTTGGGAGTTATCTTGGTATTCACCTGACTCTTCTGCTGCGCCATCTATTACCTCGGCATCTATAATTTCTTCTTCATATGACTGCTTGTAAACAGTCAACAGTTTGCCAATGCCAGCCTTGATTCCTTGTCTCTCATCGGAGTTGCTTACAGTACGATTAATTACGTTTACTATCTGCATGACAAGACTGAATGCTTGGTCTACTTCCAGAGTATATGCCTTTTGATGCATCAACCGTTGTTCTGTTTCAACGATATCAGTACGTCGTTCAATGAGTTCAAGGACATCCTTTGATGCCGCAAACTCACTCAACGTATGACTAATAGCCTTGCCTAACTCATCAAACAGTTCCCAAAAATCCTCTTGGTATTTGTGGTCAGCACAAGACTTATACATCTCCTGAATCTTCTTGTATTGGTCAAGACTAACACCTTCAGCAGCTGCTTCTGCTCTTATGTCTAGAAGAGCGGTGATATATGCAGTGTCATCTCGCAAAGACCAAAGTTCAGGGTCATCTCTAAGCTTGTCAATGCGGTCAAGCATCTTCTTGCCAACATTACGGAATCTACCTTGGTTACTACTTTGGAGTCCTGTATTGAATAACAACGAATTGGTATTGGCTGGTTTTGGTACACCGCCGTGCTTTATACAAAATGCACTTCCCTTGACTGCAATGTTTCGACACTTCCACGCTTTAGAACCTTGTGCAACCTCTGCGTCACAACACCTAATTAATGTTCCGTTACGTGTCTTATAGCGGACGCCATCCGTTTCAGTAATAGGGTCAGTTATTTCTAACCCACCCTTCTGAAGGAACATCTTACGCTTATCTGTCAATTGTAGTTAGCACCTTTACCAGTGTATAATTCCATTATGTCGCATGAACAGGTAGAACACTACCGCAAGAGTAATATTCAGCCATTAGATGTAATCGTTGACTGGGACCTAGACTTCTGTTTAGGTAATATTATCAAGTACATAGGACGGGCTGGCAAAAAGAAAAGTGCCTCCGAACAAGATGACTTGCAGAAGGCACTCTGGTATTTAGTGTTTGAGATTACTAAGTCAACATCTGTTGCTGACAATATTGTTATAGCAGTATCTGCTATTCCATCCCAAGAAAACGACGAATAGGCTTACGCATTCCAGTTGGGTCAGTAGGCGTCATAGGTTTATTTGCATTTGCAGCACGTTCCCTTGCCTGTTTTTCAGACGCAAGATAATCATTCAACTTAGCACGACCAGCAGGATTGATTGCTGACAGTTGAGTCTTCTGCCAATCATCGTAATATGCTAGAGCCGCACGTTTCATGTCATCTGACATACCCCTAAACTTTTCAGTACCCTGCATAAGCTTACGAGCTTCCCCAAAGTTACGACCCTTACTGATAAGGTCAACTGCATATCCAGTCAAGTCTTCAATTGGCTTGTATTTGCCCTTTAGACCTGTCATATGTGTTTCGTGCTTACCATTACCACTAGGAGTTACATAACCCATAGTTTCGGAATTGCCCATTCCGGTTTGCATACCCTGCTTCATTTTAAATCGACGTGTAGCTGCTTCTTCTAGCCTAAGTTTTTCAAGCTCAGGAAACTCTCCTGATGCTTTTTGTGTTGCCGCAACAACTGCAATTGGAAGTGCGGCTTTAGCACCACTCATTACCATTTGGTTTCCGGCACTACGAGCAAGCGCAGCGGGAAGTTGATTGACCGCAGTTTGAACAGCGGCTCTACCACCCTGCTTGACCATTTCACCGGCACCACGTGTAGCAAGTTCACCAACACTACGCTTAACCATCTCACCGCCAGCACGTGTAGCGAGTTCTCCGGCAGGACGTTTCACTATTTCACCAGCAGCACGTGTTGCAAGTTCACCAGCTGGACGCTTGACCATCTCACCACTTGCACGACGAGCGATGTCACCAGCCTCACGCTTTACAAGCTCACCACTAGCACGTGTAGCAATTTCAGCAGGTGCTGAACGTACTAATGCCTTTGACAATTCACTTGTAGCATTTCCAACAATACCGGGGTCACGCAGACGCATCGTCTGTTGCCATTGACGTGCAGCGTTTAGCGTACGAGTAGTACCCGCTTTATCAGGAACAATACCAGGGTTATTACTCCTCATAGTTGCCTGAAAGCGTTTAGCCGCACTCAGATTAGGAGATGCGCCAGCCATTACTTCTTACCTTTTTTGGTAAAGCGATGTTCTTTCATTTCGCCTTTCACCATACTTTTAACTGAAGACGGTCGTTTACCATATTCCTTGGTTTCAGCCTTCATTACTGCGGATGTTGATTTCATAGGTTTTTTATGTTCACCTGACTCAACACCCATCATCTTTGACATAGACATAGCACCCTTTGGATAGGGCATTCCCATTGGCATAGTTATTTTCCTTTTTTCCCAACACCCATAGCCATAGATAAAACTGACTGACCAGCATAACTTGGATACTTCAAAGAACTTCTTGCTTGAGATGTATACTTACCGTACTTGTTACTCTCAAGATTTTTAATTGCCGCAACAGCATTTTCTCTTGCAGCTTTTACACCACGTTGCATAATTGGAATTTGGTCAGCATTTTCTTTGCGAGTCATAAAATTAGCCATATTCTCACGAACATTTTTTGATAATGGCTTTACATCTTTAGATGACTCATACGTACTGACTAAATTATTAGCTGCATCAACATATCTAGCACCAGCTCGTTGACCGAGCATATCTGCTTTATATTCGCCTTCTTCACCCTTGCCAATTTTACCTAGTTGTTCTTTTTTGACATATGAGTCATTATTACCAGCACTGCCTTGAAGTGCAGTTGTGCCATACTTATTACTGTTAGTTTTAACTTGTGCCTTAGCCACAGTTACTTCCTTTTCTTGTAAATAGCAGTAGCCTTTGCTTCCTGCTCTCGACTTGCTTTGATTACCAACTCACCTTCAGCGTTAGAATGTTCTGAGTACTCAGCTTCCATTGCTCGTCGCATAGTCGGGCGATTGCCTAACTTATGCTCACGTTGCTCCATTTTCAGAAGCTCCGTTTTAGTAGGTGCTTTCTTAAGGTTATGTTCCTTCGTTTCTATGTTCATCAAAGTCCCCATAGAAAGATGGTTCATATGCTTGTTCATCTCGTTCAGCATTTACTTAGCCTTACCTAGGACTTTCTTTAGTCTAGGGTTCTTCGCCTTGGCGGCAGGACTAGCCTTACGTGCAGAAGTTGCAAGAATGGCACCAGCACTATCCATAGAGATTCCTTGCTTTTTAGCAATCTCTGCTTGAACTACTTTGAATCCACGATGCGCTTTAGTTTTCATTCGTACCTCACTAACAATTCCAAGCCCGTAAAGACTTATTGATTCTACTGTTAGGGTCTTTTGCTACTTCAGGCGATGTGTTCTTCTCACGCATTCCAGTCATACGACTACAGAATGATTTACGGCGAGCAGCATCTTTTGGCGTTTTAGGCTTAGGAGCTGGTGGCTTCAAGTTAGCACCCGTAGTCTTCTTGAAATGCGCTCTACCAGCTGCATTCAATCCACCCTTGGGGTTCTGATATTTCTTTACGACGCCCATAATCGGATTGTAACGTATATGCTATCTAATGCATACCTGATAAACTTGTCATATGGCACAAAAATTAATCACTTCAACTGATGACCCTTTGTACATCAATGCAATCGTACACCTAGCCAACCTTCTCGATGAACGTACATTTGGGACACCTATGGGTGTATCCCCTAAATGGAAAGAGAAGTTTATGGGAAAGCAATATTGTGAAGATGGATGCATTAATGGACGTTGTCCTGGTCATACACTCATCTGCAATCTAGGGACAATCGTAAAGCATCCAACATACTCATTCTTTGTATTTCATAGGGAAGATTACTCAAACGGTAAAAATCAAAGCGTGATTTACTTCTATGAAGATGAGGCAAAGGCTGAAACGCAGTTCAACACACTAAAGAGGAGAGCAAGGGATGTATGACAACCTAACGCCTAAAGAGCATACGATTTTGAATCTTATGGCAATAGAGCGCATGACCGTAAATGAAATAGGTGAGAAACTACTCATCTCTAAACGGACTGTCCATTATCATCTTCAGAACATCTACAAGAAACAGGGCTATGAACCTAATGCTAGGTCTCAGATGAAGCTTGCCCTTGAATATGCAGATTATGTATCAAAGCAACTTGCCAACAAAGAAGACTAAGGTATAATCCTACTGTCTGATACCTACCTACCTTACCTTTCAGGCAACCTATCCAGAGCCAGTCGTACTCCCAGCGGCTGGCTCCTCCTTATTTAGGTTCATCAACCGAGATTATCTCAACACCATCTATCTCAGATAACCTGAATATTGAAAGGTACTTTGATAATTCGTGTTTATCTAGGGACGATATTTCTACATCCCTTTCACTGAGCCATTCAGTAAGCTCTTTATATTCTCTGTATGCACCAAGCATATTCAAACCATAACTAACAAGTGCGTATATGGCAAACCCGACGCATACAAAGAATATGTTATCCATCTTAGATTCCTGTAGAACCAAATCCACCAGTGCGTTCAGCGTCTGCTGTTACACGACTAAGAATACTCACATCACACTGTCCAAATAACAACTGAGCAATACGGTCACCCTTGTTAATCTGAAAGCGACCAGCATCAATACTGTTAGGGAATTTAGCGAGGATAACTTTGATTTCCTGCCGGTAGTCAGAATCAATGATTCCGGGCGCATTGAGTACGAATACACCATACTTGGCAGCAAGACCCGACCTTGAGCAAACAAGGGCGTAGTGACCATCTGGGAGGTCTACAGACACACCTGTTGAGACCACCGTTACATCACCGTCTTCTACAACAGCATCATTCAATGCATAGAGGTCAAAACCAGCTGAACCGGCTGTAGCTCTTGTTGGTACCACTGCATCTTTGTCGAGTAAATTAAACAACCTCATCTCCTTTGAGTTCTTCTACGATTTCTGCAAGCATTGGGAATTCAACCTGGAACTGTTCATATATCTTATTCGCCAAGTCTTCATGTTCACTCTGTGTACCGTTACCACGCCTTACGTCCATATAGTGAATCCAATCACGTAGACGTCCATTGGCATATAGCGTAGTGGGCGCACATTCAGGCAGTATGGCACGAGCGGTTTCCAGTGCAACGCCAGCTTCTACAAGTTTGTCATATGCGCTTTCAATCTGCTGAATTGCATTAGAAACAATGCTGTCAGCATAGAGTTGCATATCCAAAGGCAGCTCAATAGATGATTGCCTGTTGTACGGATGTTTGCCACGCATATTTGGAGGCGTGATTTCTTCTTTGACTTCTGCATATCTTTGACTAAACTCCTGAACCTTGATGGATGAATGCCTAATGAACTGTCGGCTCACCATTCTAGAAGTATGAATCTCTATTGTCCAGTTAGCCATCTCAAAGATTGACCAGTGTTTATGTTTGATGCAATATTTGATAAGTCGTTTATTTGCAGCGTCTGACCTATCGTTCTGATTGCTAGAGGAAACTCTTGCACAAAAACATATATGTTCTAGTGCGTTGGGGGTTTTCCAAACAGTACTTACTTTGTTCATGTTCACCCTATAAAATCTATTATGCGTAAGTTATTTGAAACACCAGCCAATAGGAACTCTCAGTCATACGCTGCCCTGAAATTACAAGGGCGGCTGTTCTGCCTTTATGGAGAGTGCGATATCACCTTGATGCCTACAACCTGTAAGCACGACATGACCTGGTGGACACCATATCTATCAGGCATATGTGAATACAAGCAACGAACACATAAGTTTGGGACATACCCAGATGTGATGATTACTAAATCTAAGTGGGACTACCTGCGTTCCCATAATGGTTATTCCATTTTGTTTACCGAGTTTACAGATGGTGATTACATTACAGAGATACAGGGTCTAGATGACTTAGATTCCAGACTGGCTGGACCAAGAGTAAAGAGGAATGAGTTTGACGAAGCTTTGTCCGTTTTCATTCCTCTCAAGCATTTCATAAGCCTTTCGGCTTGGTACCCTAAAGGCTATCAGGCGAATGGGTCTTCAATTTCTTCAACTGAATCTGCTGAAGACGAATGAGATGTTGGCTGTTGAGTTCCACCCTCAACCTTAGTTTTTCCGCTATCCAAAGGCTGAATCGAATCAGAAACAACTTCCCAAACTTTACGCTGAGTGTTGTCTTTATCAGTATATTGACGAACTTGTAGACGCCCTTCAATAGCAACAAGTCTGCCCTTAGAAAGGTAAGTAGCAGCAAAATCAGCAGACTGCCCCCAAGCGGTAACATCAAAGAAATCAGTTTCCTTTTCCCGCCCTTTTCGGTCTACTGCTACACGTAAGTTTGCTACACCCTTGCCAGACTGAGTCATGCGATGCTCAGGGTCAGCAACCAATCGACCAATCAGAACGACTCTATTCAGCATCAGTAACCTCTGGATTCAACACGACTGTGTAAGGTTGATTATGGACTTGCATCGAGCGGATAGCCAACTCTGCAAAGTCAAGCATAATCTTCATAGGAACTTTTGCTTCGTAGTTACGAATGTACATCCAAGCTTCACCAGCTGATACAGCCGAAACCATCTCAGTGCTGTCTACCGTTTTGATTGACACATCATAGGTACCAGGAACCTTAGGGTTGATTTCAACCTCTGCATCCGAATCCCTTGAAAAGGAAATAACTTTCATCACTGTACTCCTCTGACAGATACCTGTCATCAGTGACAGTATACCACAATAGTTATTTGACGCTTCTGTCAGGGTTTCTTTTGAAACTGCGATTGGTCGCAGGTTTCACCAACCGTAGGTTGGAAGGTGCATTAGTACCACCTTTTGAAAGTGGTTTCTTGTGGTCGATGTCTTTACCCTTACGGTCTACCCCGTTAGCGTCCATAGCCCTACGAGCCTTCTGGCGTTCCATACGGGTAGGGTGTTCACCTCTAGCGACTTGCTGTGCGTATTCCTTTTTGTAGGGTCTCTCTTTGTTCACGTATGGCATAGCCAAATCATAACATAAGCTCTACGCGCGTATTTATATATATACATATGTAATATGTATATTAATCTCTCTTGTTAATAGGGGTACTAAATTCTTTCCCCCTCAATAACCGGGATAGGAAAGATTCTTTCCAATACCCCTCAAAATACTTTCCCCCACAACTGTCGGGATTTGATACATTTCGCACGTGCGTAAACACCTAAATATTGGCAAAATAACAGGATAAAATCGCCATATGAGTACCGCAAAAAAGACTAATCCAACCCTTTGGAGTAAGGTAGTAAGTGACGTAAAGTCATCATCTAAAGGTGGTGATTCAGGTGAATGGTCTTATGAAGGTTATTTATTTTAAATATGTGTAATCAATACAAGGTATGCACAAAGTGTAAAGAGTCTAAGTTAATAAGTTCATTCAGGAGTAGGGGTGGAAATCTTTCACATTTACTAAAAAGCCACTGTAATACCTGTTTGTATAAAACTCATAAAAATTGGGTCAGTAATAATCAAGATAGAGTTGATGAGTATAGAGAAAGAGATAGTTGGACCTTAGTTAAACGATGTGCTAGATATGATTTAAGTCCTGAGCAATTTATTGACAAATACGAAAGACAAGAAAGGTGTTGTGCAATTTGCCACTCTGAAATAAATATAGTTGATAGTGCAATTGACCATAATCATATAACTGGAGAGTTTAGAGGAATCTTATGCAAACAATGTAATAGAGCATTGGGTATGTTTAAGGATAGTCCTACTGTTTTGAGAAATGCATTGGAGTACTTAGAATCATATGGTAGTTATGGTGATGAGGATTAATTTATAATTTGTAGCGCAACCTAAGACGGTTGCAAAGAAGGTTGCTAAGTTTAGATAACACTTGTACAATTACCAGTGAGTAGCAGGGTAGTCTATTTGGTAAAACGTGTGTTCCGGACACTAGGATAGGTAGGTTCAAATCCTCCCCTTGCTACTAAATAGAACCGGGCAAGCCTCTGAATATGCTCAAACCGCCGGGTCGCTTTACTAAAAGTCTTTGCTAAAAATATTTGTCGAGCTAAGTTAGCAAAGGTTTTTTACCAAGGTAAGTACTGGGAGATTACTGAATATGACGTTTGGCGAAGTGTACAACGCTATTGCGGTAGGTAAGAAAGTATCTCGTGTTCACTGGGACAGTGACAAAGCGTACCTTCGTTGGTCTGAAGCATTCAACGCTTTTGTATTTACCATAGACAAGCACGAAACCATCCTAGAAGGCATCACTATTCCTACTGAAGACTTCTTCGCTGATGACTGGATTGTGATAGAGGAACCAGCTTGGTAGATAAGTATTCCCTCCATCTAGGCAACTGCCTTGACACACTCAAAGGTATCCCGGACAACTCAGTAGACTCTATTGTTACTGACCCACCATACGGTATATCCTTCATGTCCAAGAAGTGGGATTATGACGTACCAAGTGTTGAGATATGGCGTGAATGTTTACGTGTACTCAAGCCTGGCGGCTACTTACTATCGTTTGCTGGAACACGTACACAGCACCGAATGGCAGTCAATATTGAAGACGCAGGGTTTGAAATACGTGACATGATTGCGTGGGTTTACAGCAGCGGATTCCCTAAATCACATAACGTAAGCTGCGCTATTGACAAGTCATTTGGTCATCCTAATAGAGGCAGAGCAATCCCTACAGCCTCTACATATCAAGCTTCAGACGTTGATAAAGAGAACAAATTGACCAGTAATGAGGTCACTCCATACGAACCACTAACTGATGAAGCAAAGGATTGGCAAGGCTGGGGGACAGCTCTTAAACCCGCCTGCGAGCCAATCACAATGGCACGTAAGCCACTTGAGGGTACAGTGTCTAATAACGTACTCAAGTATGGTGTAGGTGCTATCAATATTGATGCCACACGTGTCCCAATGGATGAAGATGACTTCAATAAACTATCTGCTGGCGTAGATAAGATACGTGAGCGTGGTGGTGTAATGGACAACTCTTGGAAGAACAGTAGTGACCTATCAGGGGCTAATCCTGCTAACCCTCTAGGCAGATGGGGAGCTAATCTTATACATGATGGCTCACAAGCAGTACTAGACCTATTCCCTGATGCAAAGGGTGGTTCGTGGGTACAAACCGATGGTGCTAGACATTTCAACAATAACGGAAAGGCTACATCTCCACGAAGGTTAGGTGATGATAAATCAATAGGTTCAGCTGCTAGGTTTTTCTACTGCTCTAAGTCCAACAAGCGTGACCGGAACGAAGGTCTTGAAGACCTAGAGCCTAAGCAATACTCACATGATGGTAGAGAGAAACGTAACGAAACAGCCTATCAACGTAACGATAGCGTAGCCTCAAACCACCATCCAACGGTAAAACCTACAGACCTAATGCGTTATCTAGTACGAATGGTAACTAGACGTGGGGGTACAGTATTAGACCCATTTATGGGTAGTGGTACTACAGGTAAGGCAGCAATGCTTGAAGGTGTTAACTTCATAGGGTGTGAGCTTGACGAAGAGTATCTCAAAATAGCTGAAAAGCGTATTCAGCACGAGTTAAACAAGCAAGCCTGACTATATTGAATGTGCTGGCATCAGTTACCAATCCAAGGTTATTAATACCAGCACACTCTAGAACTACTGACGGATTCCAACCGTCCTACCCCTAATAATAAGGATAGACTGCCGCCAGGCTTATAGGCAACCGTTGCGTGGGTAGCGAGTAGTTCTTACTAGTAAGTCTATCATATAGTGGTAAGTTTACCAGTATAGATGTATACTATGTTTGCTATCGAGAGATAGTGAACGAAAAAGAAAGTCTCCAGAAAACCTTCTATTGTTCATAGATATAGGCATATCAATTTGTTGGGATTAAATAATCAACTGTGCTGGATTAGCTGGTATGCCTGTATCGACTACTCCCTAACACCAAAAAAACCACTAATCTCTTAGTGGCTCTTCTGTTTGGTTGTGAGTTGTTGTTCTTGTTGATGCTCACCTTGCGGTGGCAGTTCATTCTAGCACACTATGTTGGTTTCACACCAGTGCCGTCATACGGTTTAGCGTGACCGTTGATACCAAGCATCTGAGCTAAGTCCTCACCACATGACGATACGTCACCTAGTATGCGTCCATACTTATCCTTCTTGTAGTTCTTCACACTAACAATGATAGGGACGCCTTCAGCCTTACTCTCTACCCAGTTCTTGGTAAAGCCTCTAGCGTTCACTCCAGCCTCTGTACTGACCTCAGGGCAGTCAACCTTTGCCAGGCGTACCTTCATCCCTATCAAAGCTACACCGAACCCTAGGTCTATATCTGCCTCCAGCGTGTCACCATCTACTACCCTTACATTACGCAGCACGTAGTTATACAAGGTACTTATCTTCTTACTCATAGGGACATACTACAGCGTCACAATCTATCCACCAACTGGATAATATCTATCCATTAGCACGAAGTGCGTGGGCGTACTGCATACCTATCTGAATAGCATAGCCTTGATACGCACACCATACGCAGCCTTACAATACACGCTACTACAGCACTACCTATCAATCTTCTACCTACGTATATATTGAATCTAACAGTATTTGTACACCTTACAATTAGAGTAGATGGATAGGAAAGATTCTTTCTAGTTGTTACACTTAGCAAGTATGTAGTAGTAGGAGTTAGTTTCTACGATGGGAGAAAGGTAGATGTGGATAGGATAGGGATGTAAATGTCGGAGTCCCCCCCTACCACACTGCGCACTGGGGTGGGAGCTTGCCTTACCCCCTCCCCCTAGTCAGCAGATTGGAAAAAAGGGAGTCCTCATTTTCTACCTAGTCCGCAGATTGGACATACCAGCTGGTGGATTCCGCTGCGGGTGGTAAACAATAATTTCAAGCTTAGTGTATGCAACAATTGTGTATAGAATGGAACGCGCGCGCGTGATAGCACGATCGATTCCATTTGTCAAGCTTTTACCAGTGTGAAATTGTTCACATTGTAAATTGTGGTGCATGCTGTACAATCCAGTGTGTGGAAAGCTTGGTAGGAAAGGTTACAGAGAATGAATAAATCGTACAGAGCGGAATTGTTGGAATTGGCATTATTTGCCAGTATGCAACGCTACCCTATAACAGCAAAGAGTACACCGGTTACAGCGGATACAGTCAACTTGTTAATCCGCTCTGGTGCTATCACCGGATGCACAATTGACGGTACAGCCTACGATTTCAACTGTACGGGTAGCATTTGGGATTCTTCCGAATATCGCGCACATAACCAAATGGTAGACGCAGGGAACGTCAACGAATAACTGAAAGGATACCTGCCGATATTCGCAAAGTATCGGCAGGTTTGAAAGGTAGGAAATTATGAAAGTCATAGAACGTAAAATGTTGCAAGCTGTAAAGCTTGGAAAGTCTACGGATTTGGGTAATACCCGTATTGTCGCAATTGATAACAGTGTGAAGGTTTACCTATTCAACAATCTAATTGCCACACTTGACGGTGATACAGGTACGCTTGACGTTATCACCCGTTATCAGTCGGCTACCACCAAATCACGCCTTAATGCCATCCTGCGCGAATATGCGAATACATCAATCCATCAATCGGATTTCGTCTGGTATTACGCGGATAACACGTACACCGGGAACGGCCGTACATTTTGGGGAATTACCAAATGAGAATGCATCATTTACCATCGTACAGAGCGGGCAAATTGACCCGTCATATCCTGCAACGGTTTGCTGTATCTGCAGGGTACCTGCTAGCGTTTTACGTGCTATATATCGGTTTGTGGATTATTCACAACGGCCGATAGGGAAAGCTTGGCAGGGTATCACCAGGATTTGGTACCCTGCAATTTTTGAAAGGTAGGTAGGAAAATGTCGGTTTACACTTTGTTAGAACGTGAGGAAATCAATACCTCACATTTGGTTATGGTTCACCCTGATACAGATGATTTTTTCAGCTGGTATGGTTGTGATTCTTGTAACCTTTCATCTGGTACCACGTTGGGACATACGGTTAACGAAACAAAGTTAACTGATATTGCAACGGGTACAGAGTATGAATTTCAGTTATGCGCAGGATGTAGGTATGAATTTGAATACCCTTCAAATGATGCCGATGAATTCAACGCAGATGAAAATAATCACGTTACGGAATTGGGAGCTTGACAATGGCACGCATAAAACAGATACAGCAGAAATTGGAATTGTATAACCTGCAGTCGATGATACAAAGTGGAATGCCTGGGTATCGTATAACGATATACACAAAAGAATACCGGCAGATATTCTCTGGTAATTCGTCGGAAAGCTTGGCATACCTTGACGGATACGGCCAAGCGTTACATTTGGCAAATCAGAATTCACCATTCTACAATTCTGAATTCCTGCCAGAATGGTACACAAAGTAGGAAAGGATAGCAGGGTACGTGGTAGGTATCGCGTACCCTGCGGAAAGGTAGGTTAATCATGCGATACAGATACGGTCACGATAATTGTTATTACATCAATTGTACGGGTACCCGTTGGGTAATTCCGGGTTATCAGATACGGGTAATTGGGGAAAGCTATAACAAAATTAGGCGTGTGGATTATTTCGAACAATTCGGTAATTTTGCAACGGCTACGGTACGGGTAAACGGTAAACGATACACAGGATTTGCTGCAGAGTCGGATATTCCAGGCGATACCCTGCCAGTACTAAAGCTTGACAAATGCAGGGTAGGCTAATCGGCAGCATACGTGCAATCTATCTGCCAGCTGTAACGGCTGGCAGATTCCACGATGCC